TTTGTGATTATATTTATATATTATTTTAAATTATAATAGGTATATAATTACCTAATTAAAATATAACCATATAAAAATACAACTACCAAAAATATTCCATATCTTTATGTCGAAAGGTGAAGTAAACTGTTTGTTCGTAATTTAAGGTTAACGGTTGTTTTTTAGATTTGGTTTAAACATTAAAGTCTGTCCAGTCAGTGATGATAGGACAGACTTATTTTATGGTAATCATATTTTACACTTTTATCTTCCTAAAATCAATTTACCATAAACATCTATAAATTGTTTACCAGCATACTCGGCTAACTCTTTTGATTTTAGTACAAGATGTGTTCCGTTTGCTATATTTACTATTGTACGACTTTCATTTACTCCTTTATATATTAACCTTCCATATGGATGTATACTGTATGATGGGTTATTAAGTATATTATCCTCTTTCTCTTCTTTTAATCTATCAACTTCTTCTTGACAGCAAAAAACAAAAAAAGGATAATAATGTAATTCTCCTCTTACAAAAACTGGATTCCAACATTCATTAAGGGCAGTAACAATGACACATAATTCAAGATAAGCATTAGTTGCCCTTATATTCATGCCCGTTTGTTTCCATGTTTTCCATTGTATTACATATGGATGTTCTTCTCCTAATTCATTACAAGCATCTTCAAATGTTTTTATACGATCCTGAACAGAAGGATAGAACCATTTCTTTCCAAATATGTTTTCTAGTAATTTCTTACTTTTTTCATCACTGCTTGTATATAAGTCAATTACTTTATCTTTGTCTATTTCAATTGTATCCATTCTATTTCCTTTTATTATTCAACATGTATATTATATAAATAATCACATATACCCAGCTAAGTAAAACCAATGTAGGCAAAAACATGGCTTCTGATACTTCATATTTGCCATCCTTATGTTTTTTTGTTATGATACTAAACGATATAAGACATCCTATTATATAAAAGGTCATCATGATATAATTTTATTTTTACAAATCCATAAAAATATATCAAATACAGAATCTATAACCTCCTTATGTTTTCTGGATATTTTTTCTATATCTCCTCCATCTCTTATATCTGTGTATACTGCTTGCCACCATTCATTACCTTTTATGATTTGAAAATACAATGGTGAGTTATATACAGCTTCATCTTCATTTGTTGTATACCCTTTTTCTGTATACCACAATACTGGGAAAGCATTCATCAAATCTAGTAAATGCATATATTTTTCTGGATTTGATATATATTTTCTTAATTCAATAATCTGTCCTGGGGATAATACCTTCTTACTCATTTTATTCTCCTTTTTTATTAGTAATCATCTGTTCTCCCACCTCTTTTATAGCAGTATTAAAAATATCTATTGCTCTTGCCACACTAAATCCTTCTAACTGTTAAATTAGATAGTTAGCAATTGCTTCGTTTTGTGTAAATGGACATTTCGGGTTATGTCCTTTAATTGAATACAACAACTCTTTAATTTCTTGTTTCATGACTTTATTTTTTATTTCCACAATTAAATTGTCCTACTTCTAGTTGTAAACTACCATCATCATTTTTTACTACTATTTTTTTGCTGGATGGTATTCTTTTTGATTAGGATCTTCTAAAAACTTTTTAAAACAAGGCATTTCAAAATCAAATAGTTTTAATTCTTTTTGATACTCTTCTAATGTTTTCATAATTACAATTTATTTAAGAATGATACAACCTTTTCAAATTTCTTTCTTAATTTATTACTCCATTGATGGTTATAATCTGTCAATAATGAACCCATTTCCATTATCAAAGAATATATTTCTTCTTTTCTTTTTTCAGGAAGATAAACATCTTCCCTCAACCAACATGGACCACCTTCCACTCTTTCTGTTGCTTTTCTTTGTTTAACAAAATCTTCAGCTTCTTCCCAAGAAGTAGCCCATATTTCGCCACCATACTTTTCTCCATTGATTTCAAATTCTGTCACAAATTTCTTTTGTTTTTCTTCTTTTGTTTTCATAACCTTATTTTTTTAAAACATAAAACATTTTAATATTCTAATTGTAAGTTCATTGTAATTGTAGGTGAGTTTTTATAATATTCATCACACAATATTTTCATTTCTTTTACTTCTTCTTCGGTTTTCAATCTTTTCATTGTTAGAAAATCTAATCGCTCCCTAATTTCTTTTTCTGTCATATCTTTTACATTTTTCATAACTGTAATTGATTTCATTTCACTATTAATAAATCTTCGGGATATACACATTCGAAATACACAGTATGTCTAAATGAATTTTGCTCTGTAACTTCCACCCATATAACTAAACATGGGTATTTTTTTGGCTTTCTTCCATCCATATAAACGCTTTTAGCGCATGTATTATACCATGTATTAAAATCATACTCTCTTAAAAAAACATTTTTCTCCATAACTACTTTATAATTATATTGCTATCTATAAAATCATTTATGTATACACATCCAAAATATATACAATCTTTAAATGAATTTCTTTCTGGCACCTCTACCCATGAAACTACGCATGGGTATTTTTTTTAGGCATCCCTCTATTCATATAATGATCTTTAGCACACGCATCAAACCATTTATTAAAATCATATTCTTTTAAAAAGGTCGATTTCTCCATATTTTATTCAATTACTTATATAATTGGTTTGCTCAACTCTTTAATTATTTCCATTTGAACCTCCGTAACCCATTCTGCTGGGATATGAGATAAAATAAATTTCTTGTAGTATTTCTCTCTTTCATCCATATCTAATTCCCTATATTTATAATCATCCTCACATGTAAGTCTACGTTTCTTTCTTTTACCTTTAGGACAATAGTCTATACGTATATCCCAAAAATAATTTTTATAACTATATGATGCACTTAGTGATACACTTACATCATATTTATCACCATTTTCTTTTTTAAATTCTTTACTTGCTTTCATTTTTTATTTCTTGTTTTAAAACATCCATATTGTCATTAATATATTCTTTCACTTCTGCACTGCATTTATTGTTGTCGTAAATCCACATAAGATATGATGCTGGCACATTAGCCATTTTTTCTCCTTTGTATTTTCCGAACGGCATTAGAGATTCGTCATTTAACTTCATATTTATTTCTTTTGCTAATATATATAATTTATATCCATCATCTCTCTCGAAGGTAGCAACCCAATGAGTTCTTTTGTTTAAGAACCTAATGGCTGTATGGGAATAAGACCATACAGCCATGTATTTTATATTCATTTTTAACTGTTAGTTAATTTCGAATTCTCTAACCATTCCTGATGACTTTTTTTGTAATGTTCTGGTATGATACCCTTACGCTTAAAGTCTATAAAATCTTGTACCATACAATTACCCCATTCAACCCCATTCTCTGGAACTTCCTCTGTTTTGTATGTGCAAAGAGCTTCATCGAAAGGATTATAGCCTGTTTCCAATCCATATTCTTTAACGATGTTAATCGTATTTTCATCATCAGTAATCATCTTTAATTCACTTCTGTCTATAATTCCCGATATTTTGGAATGTTTGCCAAAAACTTCACCAAAATAAACACCGATCTCGTTGTTCAATAAGTATTCTACATCTTCTGTATCTGCAATAAATACTCCTTCCAGATTGCCTATTCTTCCGCAATCAAAAATCATTTTAAATAATGCTTTCATTTTTTTAGTTGTTAATTAATACTTTAATTTAGTCCAATGAATAATATATCCTCTGAAATTATTCTTAAAATAAAGCCAGAAGGCTGCGAGAGAGGGGAAACCATCGTTCCATGCAAGCTGCTGCATTTCTTCTATGTTCAACAATCTCCCTTCAATCCAGACTTTTCCGTCATTAATACATTCGGCTCCAGGCTTTATTTCGATATTCTGTGTACAAAGGCAAACATTTTCTAACACACATTCTCGTTTATCGCGTTGATAAGGATAAATGATATGTTTCAATATTGTGCCTGTCGCTATTGTTTTCGCTCGGATGGTATGCTTTTTCGTCCCATCACGCAGGACTGGAGCAAATTCTTTTTTATAATGGTAGTTCATACCTTTTGTAGTTAGTTTATTTATCTCTTAAAATTAGCATGTTGTATATTTCATTCACCTCTTCCTTTGTTAAAAATCTGTATAATCTATCAGATATTGCTTTCCATCGTCTTTTTGTTTCAATGTGATACTCGTATTCTTGTTTTGAATCATAAAGCATATATCTTGAAGAATATGGTGTATTAATATGAACTCTCGTTTTTATATCAAATTTTATATCTTGATATCTATAATTCACGTAAAAATATTTTTTTCCAACCTTTGAAACAAAGACTTCTTTATCATTCGCTTTATCTCTTCTGTCTATGTTGACTAGATAGAAGGTTCTACCTACTTGTATATTATCTGTCATAGTTCACGTGTTTTTAAATATTTAAGGTAATTATATACCACTTTAGCTATTAACAAGAGATACCTCAAATAAATAAAGTATCTCTTGTTAATAGCTAAAGTGGTATATAATTACCTTATTTTAATTCTGTTTCCATTACTAAACCGCCATTAAAAACATGCTCTATGAGCCCAGGCGATAATTTCATTGTTTGCTGTAATGTTGGTCTAACCCATTTTATAGCATAAATAGTTTCTGGTATACTTTTATATGTTGTCTCATGAACCATATCCCCATAACACCCTTTACATTTTATGATAAAAGGAGTTACCCCTTTTACAGCATATGTTGTTATAATAGAATGACCACAGCTTTTGCATTTATACAAATCGTATGTTCCTCTACCATCATATATCCCGGATTCCTCTATTGTAGATACCATTTTATTGTATCGTTCCTCTATTTCTTTTTTTCCATTACTTCATTCCTCCCATTTTATTTTTAAACATTTGCTGTAAAGCTTCTTCTCCTTTTCCCATTCTATTTAGGATAAGAGCCACATCCCTGTCGAAAGATGAGTTACCCATATATACTAATGCTATTACAGAAAGCAACTCGATCTGCTTGGTCTGCATGGCAGTTACTTCCACAACCTTATCTAACATACCTCGGTCGGAAAACATTCGTTCTTTCATGGAAAGAAGCCCCTTATTTATTTTATCGGCATTTTGTGACGTGCTTATAATATATTTTATTAGCCGTTCTTTATCTTTCAATAAATCCATTAAATCCATCATACATTCAGTTTAAGTTTATAACCCAAATAACATTTATATAACCCTTTATTATCTGTTTTACCTAATCTGCTACCAAATAGATCATCCATTATAATATAAAATACTACTTTAGGAAGAGGTTTCTTTAAATACTCTATATATTGCTCATATAGAATATGCTTAGGCGTAACTTCTTCTACCTCCTCAAAGCATTCTTGGATTGGCTTAAATTCAAATCCATGATTTTTAGGGTTTGTAAGCAGCGTTTTGTATGCATTTATTGCGTTGTATGATAATTCCATATTTTACTATTTTACTTGATTAACACTATTTTTCTTCACTATCATTAAAGTGTCTCCGATATTATATTTTCCCATTTTATCATAGAAATATATGAACTTGTGCTCTATAAAACTATTATTTGGACTTTTAGCTGTATAACGAACTACTTGTTCATTTTTAATTTCTATATGTCTTACAATGAAATATTCCGATGGTGTACACGTGTCAGAATCACATCCTAACAACAAAAATGTTAGAATTACAATTATGTATTTCATGTTATATTAATGTTTTGTATTATTGATATCTTTTGACCTACGATAAAAACTGCTTAACATCTTTTCCTCAAAAGCATTACATCTTCTATAATCTGGCAAATGAAACCAAACAGTGCCATTCCCAGTATATTTGTCTGTAAACACTCTCCCCGTCTTACTTTTTGATTTTACAGTCATTATTTTGCTGAAGTCATCGTACTTATATTCTACTACTTCTGTGTTTACAAGATCATTATATAAGTATATTACTATACCTATTGATACAATCACTAATGCTATTATTAAAATCATCATACTATTAATATATTAAACCTTTATATCTAACTCTTTTCTTATCCTCCTCTGTAGCCAACTCTTTAGGAAATTTTCCATGCCATTTTCCAGGAACCACATTGGGAGTAGAGTTGTCTTTATGAAAGACTATTTTAGCACATTCAGAACAAAGAGGCATCCCTTTGTATTCTTTTAAAGACTCATCATATATGTAATCGTTTTTAGCACCTAATCTCGTCAAGCCCCAATAACTGGATGTGGCCGTATTATCAATACAGCCACATTTTGCACATATGAATAAGCTCATCTTACGACCTCCCAATCTTCAGCTATTAAATCCGCTAAACTAGGATTCCACTTACATGATAGCATTTCTTTTTTATCAGTGAGAATAACAAGTGATTCCTCAAATAATCCAATATTACATAAGCTTAAATATTTGTCATTCCATTTTTTTCTTTTTACCCTACATCCGGCATCGAAAAGCCCAAGCTTAACTACTTTTTCAAAAGTCATAAGATTGGATTCCCCTTTTAAATATCTCTCAATCCTATCAGCGGCCTCATTTGGTGTATGTCCATCATAATCAAAAGCCATTACTCTTTCTGGTATGTTAAACAAATCCCAATATTTACTTTCGTAATGATTGGATATTTGACCGGTAGGAAGGATTGCCATTACAACGAACCAATCATCGGACCCAAAACACTTTTCTCCATCACTGTGCTTTCTTGACTTACACATTTTAATCGATCCGTCTTTGGCTAAGGCGTTAAAGAAAGCCGCGTTGTAAAGCATGCGATATCTATACAGTTCATCAAATGTGTGATATCCATCCGATATTTCACCTTTCGACATCTTCGGTTTAATTTCTGGGTAATAAAGTGATATCGAATCTTTCAACACATTTGCTATATGATATTTTCTTTCATTATTTTCAGAAGAGAAAGATTCAGAGGCTAATGCTAATAAGTCTTTCTTTATTTCTTCCTCATACTCTTCTTTTGTCATTTTCTGTCCGTTCATGATTATATATGGGTTTTATGAAGCCGCCCAAAGCTTAACTATTTGATTCTTTTGCTTTTTTGTATAAATCCATTAAATAGACTTCTGGAAATCTATCCCAACTTTTACTTGAAACTTCATCCCATCTCCATTCATTGTATGCTCCGTGATAATATCCTAATTCAAGTTTAGTACATCTATCTATTAATTCACAACTAGGTCGTGTTCCTCTTATCATATTGATAATATCTATTCTATCTATATCTACTTTCATGTCTTATTCTTTCTTTAATCGTTTAATTATAGCATCGGCAGCTCTTAAAGAGCCGATAGCTATGTTTTCATATGATTCTGAATTATCATCATCTAACCCAAGCGCTATACAACATCCTTGCATTGCTGATTTAGCTAATTCATATCTGCGTTGTTCCCAATCAATATATGGACCATAGTCTGTTATTTTAAGACACATATCCCATATTCTAACTCTTTTGCCTCCAGGTATTTCGCATACGTAATTTTCATCATCCCATTTACTTATTACTTCCACTTCTAATCCTTTTTTAAGGATTTCATTTTCTGATATATGGAATGGTTCTACTAATATTCCTTTCATGTTATTTATATTCTAAATTTCTTGTATCTCCGTATTTAAATGGCAATATTTTATATTTCAAAATAGCGTCATAGGTTCGTTTATCTATGTCCCCTAATTTAAAATATCTTTCAGCCATTTCCTTTATTCTGCTCAATTTATATTCTTTATATATACTAAATGCTTCTTTTTCTGTGTCAAATACACCTAAATGGGTTTGTTTTTTGCCTTTATTTATTATACATCTTGCTCTATATTTCCCATAGCGAGTCATTGTTACCCCTAATGGCAATGATTTATTATCAGACCATTCCGATTTTATGGAATCATTTATTTCTTCTGGAACAAACAAGTATGTATTTGGAGAATATATTTTATTTCCCTGCACCAATATATCTTTGTCTAAATGAAAGGAGTCGTTTTTGCAATTGTCGTCATAAAACTTTTTAAAGTTGCTATATAATTTCCATTCATCGCAAACAGTACATCCTTTATATGGTCTTTTAATATTTTTAGAATAGCATCTCTTTATTAAATGCTGCCATACATTGTAACTTCTGTCCGTTTTCTTTCCATAGAAATCATTAATACCCACTCCGCATACCAGCCTCTTATTTCTATCTATACGACATTTTGGGCATCCCGCTCCACGCAAATGATTATGAGGGGTTTGCATAAACGATCCATGCACTTTGCATATTATTTCTACTTTTTCATCATTTCTTATGAATACTGCATTTGAATAATCGTATCTTCCATTATGCACCAAAGTGGCATTTTCTATAAATTTATCAGTTTTCGCCTTAATTATATTTATACCTTTACCGTGTTTATCAAGATACAGCATTGCTATTATATTCCATGCACAGCACGCTAAATGATAACATCCAGTTTCTTCATCTATTTTGTTGCCTCTCAAATACTCCATCATATGCCTCTGGCTTGCCGCTCTATACCTATTAATTCCGTCTTTAAGATTCTGCCACCTATTCGGGCCATATTTCTTGGCGCCGGCATGATAAACCCTGACGATATCTTCTATTTCTTCCATTGGAAGAAGGTCCCATCTAAGTTTATCATCTTGGATGTCATTCTTTATTGATTTATCACTGCTACTATCTTTTATCATTTCATTCTCTTTATAATAAATATCTTTCATTGTCTTCATAAATTCCTCAAATTCCTCATTATTATATCCACCATCCAATACAGAGTAAACATGTTTACTATTCACCAATATCGTTCCTTGCGAACCACTGTTTACTTGTATTTTTACAAATATATCTGCTCCATTCCTAATAGGTTCTCCTATTAAACGACCATCTTTTAACTCTCCTGTTTCAATATCTTTATACTTAACTTTTGAAAATACTTTTTCTAAGTATTTGGTTTCTATATTTTCATATTTTATAGGATTGTCTTTTTCAGATGATGTATATGATATTTTTACAAAATTACCACATAGATTTATTAACCTTTCATCTTCTACAGCCTCTACTATTTTATTATAATATATGTCCCTCTTCCTTTTTTTTATTTCAAATTCAGGCAAAATGTCTTCACATATAAAACAAAAAGGATTTTTTACTCTTAGTTTATCACCTTTCTTTATCATATCCACATCAATTTATGATTTACCATAAAATCTAAAAATCTCTTATCATTCACACTGAGTTGGAATCCAGCAGCACCTTTATGCCCTCCACCTCCAAATGTTTTAGCTATTTCTCCGCAGTCCATATACTTCTTTGTGGAATACAAAGAGAATTTAACTAACCCATTCAGTAAAATAGCAAAAGGACACATCATATCATGTTTGTTTTCATTGTAAACAGAATCGAATGTTGTTGAGTTAAACTCTATTGTGTTCATGAAAACAACATTATATCCATCTATATGACCTTCAAACGAATAGTTTGTACATTCTCCTTTGTTTTTATTAGCAAGGAAATTAAGGATAGCTTTCCCTTCTGATATAATTGAAGCACTATTATCTCCTATCGCCTCAATCAAATGTACCATATTATCAACATTTAACCCTACTCTAGCTCTAGCCGCATACTGGATAGCCATAACATCGTTCCAATCAAATCTTTCTTTATTCCATACATCATATGCAGATAAATACTGAATTAATTCATAACAGTAATCATCGGGTCCATACAAATACTCCCAGGTGAGTTCACAGGCGGCAGTCCCGATTCCCCGGATGCCCTCCATACCCTGCTCCTCCATCAAATGCTCTGGAATAGCCGTCTTATGATGGTCTATCCAAATAACCTCCGAGCAATCCATATTCCATTTACCACATATCTTTTCATGGTCCTCTCCAAAAGATACGTCTAATATCCATACTTTTAATATACCACTACCTAATTCAGGAATAGGATCTCCATAAGTCCATCCAATTAGCTCATATTCTCTACTTTTGTCTTTAAATAATCTACTACGATAGCAGCAGAAGCCACTCCATCTAAATCTACTTTGTGATAAATAATTACGTCTTTCATATTTTCATGTTTTAATAATATTGTCCATCTTTTATATTATTATACCGCTATTTTACGATACAACAATAGTAATATAATCCATATTTTGTTTGTTATTGCTTTGTCATAAAAGAAACAACATCATTCAAATACCCTTTTGTCATCTCAATAAAATTTACGCAAGCCATATTTCTTAATTTGTAAATCAGACATGGATTATGGATTACAGCTATAATCTGTGTTTGTGGTTTATGGAATGACAGAATACTATATACCTGCATTATGTTTTCAATATCCAGATTTCTATCTGGCTCATCCATAAGCACAGTGTATTCAAAACTCTTTTCTGTTACCTCTATGTGGTTTTTCTTATAATAATCTATAAGATTATCTATTTTTGAAACCCATAGGTCATTCATTTTTTCCTTACGCTCCTTTAATTTGTTAATCGGAAAGCTGTAATCTTTTTGCTTGAACATAAAATCAAAAAGACTTTCTATAGAACAAATACCCTTCTCTCCGAACGAGCTTGAAGATCCGTTCATGTATAGACTGAAGTTGTGGATGTCATTCAATATCTCACTTTGATTCATTTCCATATAAGGCATAAGCCTGAATACTTTTCCTACGTAATCTGCCTTTATGTCTATTCCATCAAACACCTTATCCTCATCAAATATATGAGGAAAGTCCAATACTTCTATGGGTGCTTCTGAACACATAGATCTCTCGCATAGCATATACATGGAAATAATATTAATAAGCGTTGATTTCCCGCTTCCGTTTTTTCCTATAATTACATTGACTCCAGGTTTGAACGTGAATTCAGATCCGTTTGTGAACGCTTTTATGTTTGATACGTATTTAAACGGTGTCTTGTTATTATCGTTTATTTTTACTGATGATATCATTTTGTATTGTTTTTAGTTATATCTGAATATATTTCAATAGGATTATATCTTTCTTTATAAAAATATTTGGTTAACGCAATAATAGCATTGTCATCATTAAACGCTTCCTTGAACTTAGAATAAAACTCATTCCTTTCCATACAATAAATGTCAAAATCGCCATACATACCTCTCCATATAACCATCCTCCTAGTTAGGTCTTTAGCGTCTTTGACATTATTTTCTAATATATATCCATATCTTTTAGTAGATTCATGAACTACTATACTACTTGTTTCATTATGTTTTTCAAGTAACCTCCTAGTCACATCAATATCTTTTTCGTCTATTTCTTTCATAACATATCTTTTAATGCTAAAACCATACTTTCTATATCAATAGAACAACCTTCCAATGTACTTACATTATCCTCCATTTTAATTCCTTTGTCAGCTAATTTCAAACCATCTGGAAGGTTGTCATACGCCTCATCTTCTTCATCCTTAATCTCCTCTATTTCACTTGCTATGTTATTTAACTTTGTGATAATATCAGATATTCTTTTTCTTCTACTCTTGTTCATGTAATATAAGATCGTTTTTCATTTTTGTAAAGTGGTATATAATCACCTTTCATTATTATTCTATAAGCACTCCCATCTTCTGCTTTAAATTCTTTTTCTGCTTTCATAAGTACCAATGATTATAATCTTCTTCTGTTATTTCTTTACAAAAACTTATAAATACTTCTGGATCGGATATACTATAACGTTCTCCTATTTCTTGTTTTATTTTTCTATAAGACAAAAAATCATCAACTTCCATAGCAAAATAGGTATATATCTTCTTCTAGTTTACTATATCTGTATTTGCTCATAATATAATATCCTTATAGTATTTTACTATCATCTGTATTTTCTCCGAATTTACATCAAAAGTCTCAACTATGAACTTAAAATAGTATAAAGGAATATATTTAAACATAATTCCTTCGTACTTTCCAAACCACATAATCTGACTATCCAGTGGATGAGAACGTCTGCCGCTCTCGTTAGGCATAGGCTCCATAAGTCCCCTTTCTTTTGCTTGGTTGTACAACGCCTCTTTAGTAACTGTATGCCCCATAGGAACCCCTGATATAAGTTTATTGCCTGTAAACATACACCACCCTCTCCCAGGAAACTCTTCTATAGACAAATCCTCTATTCTTCCAAACCTACTGTAATTCTCACAACAATCAACTATTAAAGCATCTTCTTTGATTGGATGAGGACGAACTGCCCTACCTAGTACTTGATAGAAGTATGGAAACGAAAACGTTGGTCTACCTAAAACAACACAATCCAGTTCAGGAAAGTCAAATCCGGTAGATAACGCCGAGTAGTTAAATACTACTCTTATCTTACCGGATTTAAAATCTTCTATTATTTTTTCTCTCTTCTTTTTACTGGTTTCATTAGATACTACTGCCGTTATATCACCCATCTTGGAATTCATGAACTCACTTATTCTATTGCAACTAGTAACCGAATCCATAGCTACCAAAATATGCTTTCTTTCATTAAGCAACTGCAATACTCTTTTATAAATAGTGTTATTCAATCCTATCTTAGCAATAGCCTGAGATATAGAATCAGCCGTATATTCCGCTCCAGTGTTATTTAATCTAAGAGCATTAGTGTCGAATTTCCATATCTCATATTTTAGTTCAGACCAAAAACCATTATCTATAAGCTCTTTAACTTGTGTTACATGTACAATCTTTTGGAAATATCTAGGATCGTCTTTTGTTAGTAAATTAAGTTTAGAATAATTCCCTTCTATCATAGAACTATAGGTATGTAATCTACATGGTGTAGCTGTAAAACCAAGTGTTTTCACATCGCCTAATTCCTTCAAGAACTTCATGAACTCCGATCCTTCTTCCGGAGAATAAGATGCATGACAATTTCCTGATACAAATGTATATCCTTTATGCCTCAAAACTATAGCCCCTGATTCGACCTCTACGCAGTACACGTTTCCATTATAGCCTATTTTTTCTTTTTTCATAAACGCAGTAGATCTCATTTTTTTATTTTTCGAGATAAATAGTCTATACATGTCACTAAAGCGTTCAGATCTATCATCTTTTTCAATTGATACATAACAGCTATGACCAGCTATAGATGCTACTGCATTGTAGAAATCTACCTGGCTTTTATCCTTAGAAGAATAATACAACATATTATCACTAACAATATTTCCATCCCACAAAGAGCATTCGTTTATTATTTCATTAGCTCTTTTATATGACATTGGAAAACATATATGGTTTCTTATATCCTTGGTTGTATCTAATGGCATTTTTACCATAAATCTTCTTTTGTTCTTTGAACACTTTACTTCGCGTATTTCAATCCCTGATTCTTCACACAATAAAAACAATCTATCTATTTTTCTTTTTTTTGCAAAAGAAAAAGAAACTGTGATATGTTTTTTACATACTGTGTGAATGCTTCCATCCGCCTGAGTTGCTATATACAATCTTTCCAATGGCGATAACAATCCATTGTCTTTAATCGTTGATGTGCCTGATACCGGTATTAACTTTCCTCCATGAAACGAAGCTTTGTCTATCCTTTCTTTTTTAAACAACTTTGTTTTTTTTGAATAAAAAAGAAATTCATGACCTGGAGTAACAGGTATATCTATATTATTTTTTAAATGCAATAACACCATATCTCCATCATGGTGTTTCTTTATATATCTTTTTGGTTTAACAAAGGATATATCACCTTTATCGTATTGAGCAACTATTTCATCTCCTTTCAATGATTCTAATTTAACAAATCCTTTGTTTGTTAAAATCTCTGTTTCTCCTATAAAACATTCATCTATCAATAAATACTTTACCCCTATCTCTTTCAATCTTCCTACATCTTTCTTTACACTCTTCAAAGTAGCAAAAGTAAGTTCAGACAATTCTTTCACTCCACATGAAGCAGAATATATGGTAGGCGACATCCCAAAAGATATGGCTTTATTATAGTTTTGCTCCAATATCTCTTTGGATGGCTGGAGAACTAAAGTAGGAGCGTTTAATCTTTTAACTATATCCCCAATTATAATAGATTTACCACTATTGTGATGTACAAATAATTGACCATCGCAATACAAGTGGTTCCCGTCTACTTCAAACCCAAAATATTCTCCTTTACCTACATATTCTACACTAAATCCTGTAACTCTATTATTTTTTTTCTGCCTTCTTTCTCTTCCCTTTCTTATACCTACTTTTGTTGGAACATTCTCCAAATCACCAGTAATTGATATTCTGTAATATGTTTCTCCATTTACTATTTTAGGCTTACCTATCATTGCATACAATCCCAATGATCTGCATAATGTCACAATTTGATCTGCCAATACGAATGATTTAGAGCAATATTCATATGTATTTTTACTTTCATCATAATGTGAATCTGTATCTAAAAGTCCAGCTAATAGTTTAAGCCTATCTTCTTTTGATGACACCATATATACCAATGGAATAAACTTATATCCAGCAGTACATTTAAAAACACCCAATCTTCTTAATTCATTTGTTATAGGGTTACATCCTTTACATTTTTCACCACTTAAAAAATATGATTTTGCTTTATTAATTATTCCTTTCTTTTCCGATATTCTTATATATAAATTATATTCTTTTACAAATTCATACAAGTATTCAACTATTTCTTCTCTCATAGTTGTTATACTTATAGCCCCATCAGCCGAACTGCCATCACCTAAATATATTCCTATAAAATACGGATCAAGTATTATCTCTCTATTATTCTTGTCATAATTAACGATATCAGGCTTATATAATTTATGCAAATGCTTGTAATATTTATTAGTATTTATATAATCCTTTACTGTTATATGATCTATTCTAGGTCTTTCGTTTGGGGAATCACCTTCTTTTGTTTTATATAACGACATGATGTGATCTCCGTTTACAACGAATGGATTGCCTTTTATTGGAATAATTTTATACATGTCATCTACTCCTCTATGTAATTCAAGCACCGTTCTATTTGTGCCATCATTACCTATCAATCTATCTCCTACACATATATCTTCCACCTTCTTTTTCGTTCCGTCCGCCATAGATATTAATTCTCCCTTCCCATGACATCCTGTTGGAGCAACTATCACCCCAGGTTTCTTCGATCTACCAAGCAGGTGCTTAACCCCTGCATCGGACGCTGCTTTTTGATATGGCCTTAAATCATACATAATGACTTATTTACTTTTTCTACAAAATCATTACTCTGATACCATTCTTTTTTGTTTATATGTTCATTAAATTCCTCTTTAATCATATTTATGGCATCTTCTTTCTCTTTGTCTGTGAATAAGGTTAATACTATTCTTTTGATGAAACAATCTTGATATACATCTATTTTGTTTATTGAATATGGTGAATTTACAGACCAATTTACACTTATAGATATTATCTTTTTTATGTCGCTGTCTGGCACTAAATAGTAATCAAATATATCTTTGGCTATTACATAATATTTTTCCACATTAAAATAAGACTGCTCATCTTCTTCTGACACAGATAATATATATTTGAATATCCTTTTTCCTTTATCTTGTTCGAAATCCTGAATCAGTTCTTTTATTTCTTTTTCCATGATACCACTTTTTTTTAATCGTTACTCAATTCTTTTGGTCTCCATCTTGAATATCCAGTAGGACTTATATTTCCTTTTTGAAATTCAGTCTGTTTATTTAGATTAACCTCATAGTAATAATCCAGTAAATGAGGGATTTTCCTACATTCTACCCATCCCTCTTCATCTACAAATTTTTCCACATATTTCCAATAAAGACCATATGCCTCTTTTATTCTTTCTTTTTCCATATTTCAATGAATTTCTATAGGTTCATCCTCCCATGTTACTTTTCTATCCAAGAATCTCTCTATGGCTCCTTTTGGTAATAAACAAGGGTTACTTGTATCCGCTTCATTTAAAACCCATTCTCCATTTCTTTCAAACCTTTCTGGTTTTCCGTAGAAACATAACTCTTTTCCATCTCTATTTACTGCTAACCATGCCATAATTTCTTTGTCTATATTTAATTTATCTAATCTTCTCCAATGAGTTATTTTACCCGCTTTAGTTATCCATTTACCATTAAAAACAAATGCAATATCATATGTTCCTAAAGATCCTCTAGCTATTACCTGTATTCTTTCAGGAGGTAAATCTTCTTTGCTTTTTATTGTTATCCAGTTCATATTTATGATTATTTCACTTCATATGACGAATACATTCCTTCTCCTACTTTCTCCATTATCATCTCCCTCAACAAATCTGTATTGTTAGCATATTCTTCGCTGAAAGAGTATTCTGTATTATTTAATAAGAAACGAATTTGATTAGCTGATTCTTTACTAAGTTTATTCATAGAATCAAATTGGTCCAATACGCTTCCCTTCTCATATTTGTTAAGTGTCTCTTTTATATCAGCTAACATAAAATCAAAACAGTCAGCCATCATAACAAGAGAAAACAAGTTGACCATACTTCTTTTACGATCATCTTCATCCATTTTTCTCACTGTATCTATAAAAGACACTTGTGTTTTCTCAAAATCACCTAAAAATGATTTCCATGCTTCCTCTATCTTAGCCTGTGTTTGAACAGCCATAGCATAATTACCTATTCTTGCGTATTTGTTTTTATCTTTTTTCATTGCAATAATAGATGGATGTTCATCGAAAATCTTTCTTATTTCTTGTAAACTTGAATATGTTCTCATTTTTTTCGTTTTTTAGATGGGTCCCAATTTGATGAATAAGGACATAAGTTTTTTTTATTTAATCCAAAATCGCAATAATAGCATAACGGGCTAGGACACGGTCTCTGATTCGGTAATAAGTTTTTTTTAAATACAGCCTTCTTTTTTACATACCTATCTTCTTTTTCAATATAAGCATAAAAAGAATCTATGGTATGGTTTTCAAAGTCATACATCTTTCCAAATACATCATTTAAGTCTTTTATGGCTTCATTCTTTCTATTTTCGTCTACCAATACCTTTTGATATTGTCTTGTTCTAGTGAAAAAATAAACGCACATTTTTGGTAATCCATGACCATATTTTCTATATATATAAAACGAATATATTGGATGCTGTAGGTTTGATTTAAGCTTTTTGTCAGTAAATATATCTTTTCCTGATTTCCAATCTATTACATAATGGTATATATGTTCTTTGTACTTTACAGCCAGATGTAAGTCTACAGAACCAATTATGTATACTTTGTCATGAATAACTCCATTTATCTCTACCGGCTTAGGAAGTTTGTAAGGAAGAACAAAATCTTCCTCAACTCCAACTACTTTCCCTGTTCTTAATAATCGTTCGAAAGGATTAAGATCACTATCAGATATCTTAAACTTACCTGACTTATCTTTATCAAATAAATCAATTAACCATGCCAACAACTCTCCTGATTGCTTCATTGCTATTAACATGCTTTCAGGAGAGGAAAATGGTATTTGCTCTTTATACGCAAAATAATTTATAGCTTGTCCTAAATCCTCCCCTTTTGGCAGACAATGGTTGTTAAAGAAGTATTCCAGAGTTTGATGGATGACCGTCCCGTAAGATGTCGCTTCTTGCTTCTCGGTTGACCGCATCCCCTCCACATACGTTTTATACCATTTCATTGGGCATGTCTGGAACGTGTCTATCTGAGAATAAGAAACAGCTAATCTTTTATCTCCTTCTATTTCTTTATATAGAAGATGTGTTTCTGGAACCTTCATTATTTTTTTATAATCAAATAAAACATCTTCGTTATCCACCCAGCTTCCATTGAGTTTTCCATTTGGATGAAAAATCATTTCAAAAACCACATCGCTTGCTATTTTCTTTTGTTCATATAATTTTACAAGATTAGCACTTTCACTAACCATGTCTACCATTTTATATTTATATACCTCAACATAATAATAATATCCAAGTATTTGTTTTATAAACTTAAAACTGGAATCTTTATCTATATGCTTCCATATATCATTAAGATAAATTTTGTTGTTTTTTAGATATTCCATTTTTATATGATTACTCATAGATTTTTCATCGTAATCCATTGTTTCACGAAATATGATATTATCAATCCCTAGATTTTGGTAAAAATCAAGGTATTTTTTAATACCATCAATATCTTTTATTCCGTCTTTTAGTAATAAACAACTCATTCTAGGTCGCAAATTATTGGCTTTCGCAAACATGGCTATACGAGCAATATCTTCATTGCTACAATATCCAGTTTCATATTGCATAATATTCTTATTTATTTCTTCATCAAAATGAGCTTTGCTGATATTAAGATGTTGAAAATGATTTTCTGTAATATGTTGTATAACTGGTTTGCCATCAACTATATCAAATAAACCAGATCCATTTGTTGTTAATGTTCTTTTCCTATATCCATGTTTTTCAATAATTTGCAATATAGGTATTAATCTATGAGATTTTGTTGGCTCTCCTCCCGTAATTGATATAGACGGATTTAATGGTTTTAATCTTTCAAGAACTGAATCAAGTCTATCAAAATATTCATTGTCAGATGCTATTCTACTTTTTTTGTACATTTGACCCTTACTTTCAAATCTAAGTTGAGCCACACAAAATTTACAATTAGCGTTACAATAATCATCTGTGAATATACTTAAATTTACATTTGAATATACCCTTCTGTTCTTCCCCTCAAAATCAAAATCATTAAATGTATATTCATCAACATTAAAGCATTCCTGCCTCTTTTCTCTTATATTTTGAAATTTCAATGTGTTCATTATTACAATAATTTAGATTCGTAAATTGCTCTAGCTTTTAAATCATCTCCAAAATACTTACCGTCAGATGCATAACATCCCCATGTATCATATATTTTATTAATATGCAAGTCTGGAATATTTTTATCATTCATTGCTCTACCATAACGGTTGAATAAATGAAAATTAGATATTTCCCTTATCTTTTCTGGTATTTTATTTTTAAGTATTTCCAACTCTTCATTGTTATATCCTCTTACATTAATTTCAAATTTTATATTTTCAATAAATTCACAAGCTGAAATTATGTTTTGTAAATAAGAAATAAAAGAACAATGATGATTCTTATCATATATTTTTTCTAGATAAGTATTAAATGACGGTTTTATAGTTATTGTCTTTTTATTTCTAATGGCAATATCTATGATTTTATCAATGCATTTATCAAGTGTTAATGCATTAGTATCAATAACAATACCCTCTATCTTTTGCAATGATGCAACATACTCTAGAAATAAATATAATTGTGGATGTGTTGTTGGCTCCCCTCCCTCTAATTGAATGATTATAGACGATTCTTTAATATCTTCTATAATATCATATAATGTATTGAATGTCATAAATGTTTGTTTTTTATTATCAGATGACATACAACAGAATGGACAACACACATTACAATGATTTGTAATGTTTATATATATTTTTTTCATTCCCTTTCCTCCTCTTCTCTTTTCATATAACCACATATGAAAGCCTGTCTTAACTCATAATAAAATGTATGCTTTGACATACTTACAGACTCCCAATCATATACATCTCCAAAATGCTCTTTGACATAAGCAATAGCTTTATTTTCTACTTCTTCCATATTTGTTCTCCTTTACCTTATATTTTTCAGCATCTTCTAAACTCATAACAAACTCTAGATAGTTAGTTCGTTTTCTATGTTTTCCATCAATGCCTTTCTTCCAAAACTTTTCTCCGTTAACAACTATATAGCTATTAATCTCTTTTTCTATTATTCCATCTCCTAGTATTTCACCAGCAGATGAAACTATTTTTACTTTATCTCCTACTTCTAGAAAAGTGATTTTCTTTTGTTCTTTAAAATCCTCTAGATTATTATTAACCACAAATTGTTCGTCTGTCATGATTATTCTAACTTTAAATGTTTAAAAATGTGTGCCACAGCGTCAACCGTCCAGCCGTCCCCTATCAACTCTCCGCGTCTCGTATTGCATAGACCTGCTGTGTAATTATCTGGAAGCGTCTGCAACCTCTCCAGTTCAATAGGCGTAAAAGGACGGAACGAATTATCCGGCAACTGTACTCCACAATATTCTTTCCTAAATGTAGGTGTTCCTTTATAATATCTTTTTTGAATACAAAAAGACTTTGTTAGTTCAGGTCCATCAAATATTTGCACTCCAGGTTTAACTCTGTATCTTTCTCTAACAACACCTTTAGTTTCTAATATTGATTCCACACAAATGTTTTTATCTTCAGGATAATCACAGTCCCAATTAAACCAATATAATCTTGTTCTGTTTTGTGCTGACACCAAAGCAGAATTTATTGCCATAGGCTTTACTCCTAAATCTTCTGAAATCTTATCCCTATATTCGCTTTTCATTTTTACGTTCTCTAACAAGAACTTTACATTAGGATTGAACTTCTTTATCATGTTAAGAATGAACCTATAGTAATAGTATAGAGATGACCTTTCGCCTTCTAATCCCTTCCTTTTACCACTAGATGATAGGTCAGTGCACGGCGAACCACCTATAACCAAATCAATACCCTTCCATTCTATATCCCATTTATCCCAATCCTTCACATTCCCTAATTGGATTATATTAGGATAATTCTTTTTAGATATCATTATACTATCTTCATTTATTTCACTGGCATAATATTTATCTACTTTTATTCCAGCTCTTTCTAGAGCTATCATGCCGCAGCTAATTCCGTCAAATAATGATAATATATTCATTCTTCTAATTCTTTAAAGATAAAATCTATAAATTCTTTGGGTGTATTCATGTCATAAATTCCTTCGTCAGGTAAATATATACCAAACTCTTTTTCCAACTCTATGACAAATTCCATAAAATCTAAATCATCAAACCCTAGATCATTATATAAATCGTCATCTTCATTAACTTCTTCTTTAATTGACCATTCATCAATTAAATAAATTACTCTTTGTTTTATATCCTCTCTCATCTCTTCCACTTCCTTAATATGTTTAATAAACATGTTTTTATATCAATAATCCTTTCCTTATCTTGTTTTGAATTGCCTGTGAACCAACAATTTTCATCTGACTTAGCCGGAGGATTAGGTAATCTAGATACAGCGAACAACCACTTCATCAACGCGTTCTGTGAGTCCTTGAAATAAAACTCTGTATTAAGTCCATATCTTGACGATATTAAATCAAACAACTTAGAATCTTTTAAATTCTTATGGATTGAAAATGCTGATGATTGAGGTCTCCATATAAAGTTACACAAACTCAATGTATATTCATTTGATTCTTGTACATACTGTTTCGTTGTTCCTATAATAAGATCTTTTTTGAAATTAGTATTACACATAAACCAGGTTAATCTGCTTTGAGCCTCTAATCTGCTTACCCCAATCTCCTTGCCATTACTTTCGTACACCGATATCATTCCACTCAATGTATCCAGTATATCATCTGTAACATCTGGTGTTTCTACTGTTGTCAAGAAAGAAGTTCCTTTGCTTGTTAATCTAATCACTCCTTTACCTTTATTTTCTACAAAACCAAAAGACTGATATACTTCTAGATCTTCATCAGATATAGATTCTATTACCGATTTTTCTTTTTGACGTATAGCTAATAAATTTATTAGATCATTAGGACTTAATCCCGATGAAACAAGTTGTTCGAAATTTATGTACATAACTGGTTTGTTTTTTTAATTATCTGCTTATCTCTATATCACATCCCGGATAATCTTCGCAAATATTTTTGTATGCTATAAGCCATGATAAAAACGAATCATAATCACCCCATCCATTTTCAGGATTATATTTAAGCAATTCCTTTCTTCTTTTTATCATTGATATTATCCCTTCTGTTAAAGCTTTACACATTATTGTTGTATCAACCTTGCTTTTTATTTCATCTGGTCTCCATACATAATTATATAGCGTTTGAAATCCGAAATCCTCTATCACCACCGGTATATTGCTAGCCATATAACTCATATTATGTGTTATATTAGCATCCCAAAAGTCATCTTTACCTTCTTTATTTTTGAATCTTATCGTAACATCTAGGCTCATATCTTCTTTTTTTTTAATTTTATAAAATCTTTTACTACTCTTTTGGATAAATACCACTCAAACACTAATTCTGGATCACTATTCAATGATTGATATTTTCCCATTTCGCATAATTTTTTTATCGCATGCTTAAACTTTTTTGTTTGATGAGGGAATTTTTCTGGATACATTCTCATCTCTCCTACTCTACTCATAGGGCAAAACAAGCATCCTATTCTATCATGACCTTGATCGTATAATTCGCAATGAGGAACTCCAAGTTTATTTAAAAACTCCCATACATTCTCAGATGTCCATGCAAGTATTGGCGATATAATAATCTTATCTTTCCCTCCTACGCATGTAATCATCTTTTCTTTGTGTTCATCAAATTGGTCAAAAGATACAGATAGTTTTCTTCTTGACATCTCTAGTTCATTCCTTGATGCCCTTTTTTACTTTCTTCTGCTCTTATTCCTGTTAACGAAACAGTGTTTGCTCCACCTCTTTCTTTCAATATATCGCAGCAATATCTTTTTGTTGCAAATGGAAGTGATTTCTTTTTAATAATCAAATCATAGAAATTTATCTCTGGTGCATGTTTTACTACATCTGGATAATTCTTTTTTACAAATTTGACAACCTGTGGAGGATCTATGGATGTCATATTCATATTCGCTTCAAATCTAACGCCTGCCAACACAGCCACATGATATAGACATTGGCTATCTTTCCCTCCACTGAAACACAAATAAAAACCCTTATCATAAAAACTAAGAGCCATTGGTTCTGCTTTTCTTATTATATCAATTGAGTGCTCTATCTTTTCGATTAATTCATCTGAAAAATTATATTTTGCCTTCAGATCTACTTTTTCTTGCTCTTTCATCTTACTATTGATTATATCCTTCTTTTATTATACTACTCCTACCAGTAGATACCGATTGTCTAATGTCATCATGAATATCTTTCATGGTATTTAATTTGTTTCTCATGACATTAGTCGTTTTAGTAAACTCTCTATAATCCTCTAAAGCTGATTCATATCTAGGGTCCACTCTGGCTTTTCTTTCTGCCTCTGCTAAACTTCTAGCCATATCGTTTTCAATAAGATCATCTTTAATCCTATCTAATACTATTTCTAGCTGCTTCTTGGCACTTTCTAAGTCAGCTCTAAGTTGTCCTTCTATATCTCCTATAGAGTCTGATATGACTGCCGATTCCTTTTTAAGACGATCATATTCGTTTATCAAAGACATATCCCCGGCGAACTTTCCATACTCTCTTACAATACGAGATGCTTCTGCTATTAAAGCTAAACATCTTTTATTTTGGTATTCATTTAAACGGATGCCAATTTTGTAATCCTTGTACAGTTTGAATTTATCAGCCAATCGGTTTATGAATTTTATGTCTTTCGTGTTTTCATGGTTTTCTGATAACATTTCCAACCATTGAATAATAAACTCACATTCTTCGTAATTTACTCTCATTGTTTTTTAATCAAAAGGTGAATCATCAAATTCCTCATTCTCTAAAGTGTAACTCTTAGGTTCCTCCGGCGGACGTTCGTTGTTAATATAACGAACACCACCTTCTCCATATAAGTAACCATATCCAGGCATAACCTCAGGGAATATTGTATTCTCCAAAGACTCTATACCTCCCTGCCTTACTTTTAATACATGATGGAATAACAATCCTTCTGTTCTAAAAGTAGTTTTCTTGTTAACTGGTTTGAATCTATCTAAATTAGTATACCAGGTAGCAGGGAAATACATGTATTCTTCATATCCCATTCTTCTAGGATTAGTTAAACCCACCATGATAGAACACAATTGACCAAGTTCATCAGATTGATAAAAATCACTCATTCTAGGAGCATGCTCTTTCGGGGACCTTCTTCCTTCTATATCTCTATTAAATTGAGATATAACCAAAAAGAACACATTACTGTAAGCTAACTTTAATTCGTTTATAGTAGCTACAAAATCATCCATAACTCTTTTAGGATCTCCTCCCATTTTTTTGATAAGAGCTATATGGTCTATCTTAACTACAATCAATTTCTTTCTATTATTTTTATTCAAAACATGCGTTATAGCTCTATTAAATTCTGCTATACTACATGGTTTTGGAATATAAATAATATTATTTCTTTTTTCTTGCTCCAGAATTTCTCTGATTTTAGTTTCCTCTACTGATGTAGGTCTATCATAAAAATGTTTTATAGGTTTACCCATTTTTCTACTTAGAACCCTAGTCACTAAGTCCATTGGGTTCATTTCGAATTCGCAATTCACTAGAAGATAATCATTAGCCTGAGGATTAATCAAAGGGTTAAGTAAATTGCCGGTTATGATTTGACCAACATAAGATTTACCAACCCCAGGTCTAGCTCCTATGGCTATAGCGTTTTGAGGAAAGGCTCCTCCCATCATAGCTTCATCTAAATAAGAATACCCTGTCTTGGCAGGTATGAATTCTTTATTTTGATATTTCTGTATCTGGTAATAAGCCTCCTCTATAAGCTCTTTAGATGTCTTGAATATATATCTAATATCATCCCCTTGCATTCTTATCCCCTTTCGTATCTGATTTAGAACCTCTATTGCTCTTAACCGATTTGTACCTAAGTCCAGAAGAAGTATGGCATAAGTCTTTGCCCTTACGATAGCTTTTACCTTTGGCTTTGTCGGTGACGTAGTTCTTGCGACCTAACTCCCTCCGCTTCGCTTTCTGCTCTGGCCTTTTATTTATCTCTTTATCCTTTTTTGCTTTTTTTCGTCTAGCCTCAGGATGTGTTCTGTAGTATTCTGTTGATCTACCCATTTTTGCTAAGTATTAAGTTTCTTAGCAAAGATAGTAAATCAACTTTCAACCTTCAACTTTACACCAAACAGTTTACAATAATGCTTATAATGTGCTTTCTCTATAGGTATATCTTCTTCATATCTCGTAGCTGTATTAATGAAATGCTTATAACATGCCGGACAATACCATCTGTTTAAAACAGCTACATAATAACCTTTGGATGCTGGACCATTACAGTAATCGCATATACCCAGACTACCACATTTATCAATCATTTCCTGTCTACTTATTTCCAGTACAAGAAATCCTTTATGATTTTCTATTGCTTTTGCCATGTTTTTCTTTTTTTTGGTTCCTATTTTATTATAACTTCTTTTTATGGTAAGAATGTTATGATTGCCGCTTTGTCCCAATTTTTAGATTCAAGAAGAGACATATCATTAGACATGGGTATTTTGAAATTACCTTCTTCATCATAAAGAAGGTCACAAGCTTCACGCTCCTTTCTAAAATCTAACCCACTGTTTATAAAACATTTGTTCAAATGATAATAATCTCCTTCTACTATTGAAAATAATAAATCCTCTTCTGCTGAACTGTAAATAATAATTGTTTTCATAATAATGCTGTTTTTATTGCTTTATCTAATGCTTCTTCGTATGCTCCTGTACGACCTTTTCTGCTATATATCTTAATTTTGGCTGAATAATGAGATTGATCTATGGAATACATTTCAATACTCTTATACAAATTATCTCTTATCCATTTTTGAGCTTCCCATAAAGTAGGTGCTTCTATAAATCTTTCATCCAATCCATTGACATACAATGATGTTTGAATGACAAATTCACCGTTTTTACTTAAATCATAGAATGCTTGACTTCCTTCAACAAATCCCTTTTCTTTCAGCAATTTTGCCGATTCTAAAGAAACATATTCTTCTTGGTAATTATACATTACTTTGTCTCCTTTCTTCATACTATTTTCAATTTACCATAAGACATATCCTGATCACACCAAACATATTGGTCTTTGTCGTGTAAATAGTTTGGACACCCTCTGCAAGCTGATGTTCCAGCTACTATTACTCCATTTTTATGCGGACATTTATCTCCGTTTCTAAACCATTCTATATTGGAACCAGATATATTTTTGTTAATCATACAAAATTCAAACACATTACTCATAGTCTTTTCTGAAAACATTCCTATATGAGTATACTCAGGAGGGATACCTAGAAACTCTGATAAACTTTTATACATATCCCCTCTTTCTTCTTTGGTTTTCCAAAGCCTATCTAGTTCTGCATGGACTCTTATTTTAAGTGACCTTAATGATGGTCCGGCTAATCTTCCTTTAGCCTTTCCTTTATTGGGACCATCAGTATGAATGCCCACCCAGGCTTTGCATGGCTTGCACATCATCACCATACCCATTCCCTTCTCATGGTATATTTCATCAGCATTAACTAACTGTGTTTCTCTACCACAATAAGGGCATATTTCACCAGCTAATATTCTTTTTTGCTTTTCTGTGAGTTCCATTCTTTACACTCTTCTTTTATTTTTTTCAAAAAATCTTCCTCTGATTTTATTTCCATATTAGGTTCATCGTCTAAAATACATCTTTCTAAAACATGTTTTTCATATAATCTTGCAAAATACAAATTATCATTTATATTTCTTCCTACATACAGAATAGGTCTTTCCTTATTCTCATCTGGATAATCTAATTCGTTTTTTATCCCAAGTTCTTCTAATTCCTGTTCTAAAACCTTAGATTTGGATTCTATATATATAGCTCTCCATACTTCATTTAAAAACATCTCTCTTCCCTCCTTTTATTAATAAAATCATTAAACAACGAAACTTCCGTCATCCCCTCTTTCATCTCTATGTCTACTCCATCCCTACTAAATATCATCTTATTACAATCTTTGCCCATCATCTTGTAAATCCTAAGACAATATTTAACAGCTTCATCTAAATCTTCTCTATGGGTAGATGTCAACTTTATTTCACTTAGTACCATTATATAATGCTTTTACTTTGTTTTTAATAATCAAATCTGCTATATCATCTCCATCATTCAAATCATCTAAACCTTGTAGATAATCCGAAACCGTTATCTTTAGCCCAGGAAGAGATTTGTATATCTTCTCTTTCCAAATCCTATTAGCATCTCCTTTGTCTGGGAAAGCATTTATTTTACGCCCTCTTAAAACACTCATAACCTCTGGTCTAAAGTTTTGCAATCCTCCTGTAGCTAAAAACAATTCATTGGGTTTATTTATGGCACACACAATAGCCGTTTTTTCAGCCTCAACGATATTTACTACCTTGTCTTCAGTATAGAAATTAAGAAGATGCTCTCCAAATAAACATTGTTTAAAAACAAAGTCTCTTCCTTTAAGGGAATGATAAAAAGTAACATGATTGTAATCATCTCCTTTTACGCGCTTCACATCAATCCATTCCTTTTTCTCTCCTTCTTTGATATAAAACTCCATTATCTTACCCGTCCTACAAACGAAGTTCTTATCAACCTGCCAGAATATAGAGCATCCATTCCATCCCCATAAATCCATTGAACCTACATTGTATTTTCTAAAAATGTCAGATACTCTATCTTTACCCCATAAAAAAGATAGGAATTTAAAAAACACATTACTATCTTCTTTTGGATTTATGGTTTTAGCAAACTCTTCATAAGGAATAAAGTTAGCCACATCTGGCTTATCGGGTATTCTAAATGCTTTACTACATTCATTGTTTGATACCCATAATTCCTTATCACCCACATCCTTTCCAGTGGGACGATTGTCGTATCCGCACGTGCGCTCATGGTCGCATCTGCCGAACTGATCTCCCACTGGCTGTCCTGTCTTTACATCTATATAAGGAGTTAAGCAACGCTCCTTACCACAAGACGGACATTTCATTTTTAATCTCGATCTTCCAGGTCTTCTGTCTAATTGGAACCTAGCTACTTGACCTTGCTGTACAAAATCAGCCATTTTCTTTCTTTTTGAAGAATAAAAACTCTAATTCAAAACATAACACTATTAAGGATACACTGAACCTATATCCTCCATTATACCCACTTTGTCCCCACCATACTGCTAATGTTGGCATAATAATACAATATGACTCTTTTCTTAATCTTACTTTCATGATTTATCTAATATTAATTTAGCAATATCTTCTTTCAACATATTTTGATCATTCATTTTAGATATCAACTGAGATGCAAATAGCAAGTCATATCTTTTCTTTATCTCTTCACAAATATTTTTTGTTTTACCTTCTACAATCCTTCCTAATGTATTTTTATAATTATTATCGAAATCTTTATTAAATGCTGTTAATACATATTCTTGTAAAGAAACAAGCTCATCAGACCAACGATCTTTCTTAATCATTTCTTTATCTAACATTTCAGTTAGATACATCTCTATCTTCTCATCAATTATTTTTTGTATATTTTCATTACACAAATCCAATATCTTTTGTTTTATTTTTTCTTCCACTCTATCCCATATAGTACTAGTTACTTCATTTACTACAAAATCCTTAATAGCTGGAACAAGATCATCTTCTTCATCCAAATAAAAATCGTCTAAATCTACTTTCAGTTTCATATGTTGTATGTTTTAATGTTTGTTATTATTACTTGATGTTATATCATATCCGCAACCAAAACATCTATACCCATCTATTATCATATAATTTCTACACTTAGGGCATAGGCTGACGTTCCCATGAAGAAATCTAAATGTTTTTATAATTGCTTCATTTATTGTTTTTTCCCTATTATCTTCCATTACCGTAAAAATTTATATCCCACATCTACATTATCAGCCTCCTCTTTTGTAAGACCATAAATAGTTCCCTCTGATCTGTGGCCATAAAAATCAAATTCTACATCTATACACCACATTCCATAACGTTCATATGGTTTACTTAAAACCTTCTTTACATAACAATCCACTAAATTCATTAGTCCCATCCTCCTATATTATACATTGATTTTACATTTACTTCCTTTCCTAAGTTCTCTTTAACGAAAGAAATAACTTTTTCTCTTAATAGTTTCATATTATTCGTTTTTAAATCGTTTAGCCAATTCTTCCGCTATATCATATGTGATTGTGCAATCCTCTTCCTTGAACGAGTTCTTTATATTCAAACAACCTTTGTATGTCTTGAACTTCTTTTCTTTGTTTTGGTGATTTATCATACCCTGCATAAACACACAATCAGCCTTCTTTATTTCTTTGCTTCCAGACCTTTCCCTAAAGGTGTACTTTTTACTAGACTCTGATTTCGGACTGAAGTTATAGATACCATCTACATCAATGTTATACCACTCTTTAACCATTCTTCTATATAATTCAAGTTGAAGAATCTGGCTGTTATGCATATCCCCCGATTTAAAGTCTATGATAACTATTTTCTTTTCCTTTATTTTCTTAGTAGATAACTTAGGATCTCCTTTCTTCTTATCTTTTGTATTTTTTTGATATACTTCTCCAAAATACCCTTCTACTGTTTTTTCTTCATATATTTCAGCTATCAAATCAATGGGAGAAGCTACATCGTATTGTTCGCAAGAAAGGATTTTCTCAATAGCCATTGGTCTTAATTCGTAATCAGTGCAAAACTTAGCGAATCTTACCAATCTTTCGATCATGTCATCCAAATCGTCTACACTTGATTTAAATCTATCCATATTCTTTTTAGATATCTTTAAATCAGACTCCTCTAATAACTTAATAATAAAACTACGTCTTAAATACATATCTCTTCCTTTAAGATATTGTTCATAAAGAAAGTGCATGATAGTACCTTTGTCCGCTGCATATTCAGTTACATCCTTAGGATTCTGCCCCATTAATTTCTGTAGTTCTTTCCATTGCATTAAAGCATCCTTGTTGTCAGCATACCCATCATTTATCAAATTGGTTCCTGAAGCATATATCTTTACACTACCATCTTCCAGAAGTCGATAATAGTATCTGTTCCCATCGAGCGACAACCTGCGGAATACCGGCGTTGGTATGGACGCCAACTCCTCGCAGATGAATTGTGGATCTACTGCTTCCGAGTTAGAGATAAACGGATCTTCTTCTTCCCCATCAAAAGGAAGCTCCTCTCTCTCTATAATATCTTCGTTTTTTAAACTATATTCTGCTTCTGCTACAACATCTTCTAATGTTTGATCTGGATTTGCTACCGATATAACATATCCGTTGTTAACAAATAAAACATTGTTTTCATCTTCTGACATAGGTTTAAATCCTATGCTTAGCAAGTATTCTTTCTTTTCTTTCATAACTTATATTTATTTTCTTTCGTGTTTAAGTCCTGTATGATGTTCATATTCACTTACAATAACTGATTTTGACGCATTTTTCGCATACTCCTCATCTGGAAAAATTCCTAGGAAAATATAATCGTCATCTTTATTTTTACCCCATAAAGAATAAACCTCTTCTCTATGTTTTAATATATCATCTATTAATTTATATATCATTCAGATCAGTCTTCATACGCTGTTTTAAAATATTTATCCTGTATTTCTAACATTAATTTTCCACACTCTTTTATCTTGTTTTCTTTCATCATAGTTTTTATTCTATCCAATGCTATTTTCCATACTCCTGGAAATTCTTGTTCAAGTTTATCAAACTCTAGGCAATCAAGCAAATGATCGAATCTTGTATGCTCACTATCAGAAAGAAATATTATATTCTGCTCTTCTGTCGCTACCGATTTATAAAATCGTTTTGGAAGTATATGACATACATTACACACAGTAGGGAAATGTATGGGTTTACCGGTATAAGATATTCTGCTATCTTCTAACTTCTCCAGCATTAAACGAAAAAATCCAGATAAATCTGGATTCACAACTTTCTTTTTATATGATGATGTAATTCTTTTCTTTTCTTTAGGAGGCAACTCTTTGCTCCTGCAATACTGACAAAGCCCTTTACTTCGTATCAGTACTTCTTTGCCGCATTTTTCGCACTTGTACTTTTTAGCCACGTCATTAAAAATTTTAATTTTATATCCTCAAAGCGATTATCTTTTACAATATGTCTTTCTACTAATCTCATCTTTTTATCAAATGGTGCTTCTAATGCCATTTTAGCCATATTGAAATGATTGTTAATATCAATGATACCATACTTGCATATATAGTATATGTATTCATCCAGGTGATTATATACCAATTTACACCAGTATAATTTGACGCTTCACAGCCCCGACCAACGTCAGCGACTCCACGTCCCCTTCCCGGTTCACCACCGGTGATAATATTTCATCGGGTTAGAAGATTTTGTTTTTCTAACCCGAACTTTTTAATATTCCTTGCTGCCAGCAAATCCCTATCATTAACAGACCCGCAGGAAGGACAAGTCCATACACGATCGGATAGTTTCAAATCTCGATGTATATATCCGCATTCGCACATTTTTGAACTAGGTTCGAACCTTTCGATCCGAATCAGGTTTACTCCCTTCCATTCTGACTTATAGTTTAGTATCTTAAAGAACTCGCTCCAGGACGCAGAAGCAATACTGTTAGCAAGTTTATGATTTTTCATCATGCCTTCCACATTTAAGTCTTCGATAACTACGGTTTGATTCTCACCTAGTATACCGTTGACAACATGATGAAGAAAATTATTCCTTTGATTCGATATGCTTTCGTATACTTTAGCAACAGCAAGTTTAGCTTTTTCTCTCCTTTTGCTTCCCTTTTCTTTGCGAGATAATCTACGTTGTAAGCATTTTAAACGAGAGGAAGATTTCTCCAGATATTTTGGATTTTTAAAAGACGAACCGTCAGAGAGTGTTGCAAATGTCTTTATCCCTACATCGATACCTACAGCAGTATCTGGGTTTAATGGAGACTTGTCTGGCACCCTGATTCCGTTATCAACCAAAATGCTTACATAGTATTTGTTTGTAGTCGATTTTGATACGGTGACGGTTCCCATTTTCCCTTTAAAAGTTTGGTTGGAGTAAAATTTTACCCAGCCAAGTTTCGGAAGTTTGATTCTGTTGCCGTCAAAATCAACGTGAATATGTAGGATATTTTTAAAAGAATTTCTTGATCTCTTCTTTGATTTAAACTTTGGAAAACCTTTCTTTTCTTTGAAGAATTTAACGAAAGCCTGATCCATGTTTCTGATGGACTGTTGAAGGCATTCGTTAGAAACTTCATTAAGCCAAACGTATTCTTCTTGCTTCTTTAACTCTGTTAATTTCTTGCACAAATCAACAGCAGTGAGCGAAGTTTTATCCTTTTGATATGCTTCAATTTTAGTTTGTAAAGCCCAATTATAGATAAACCGAGTTGATCCAAAAGTTTTCTCCATTAAGGATACTTGTTCGGATGTTGGATTTAATCTATATTTGTAAGCTTTCAACATATTACTATCGTTTTGACGCAAAGGTAAAATGTAAAAAATAATTGTGTATCATTTTACCTTTGCTGTATAACATAGTGATGTAAAATTGTATATAATCACCTTCTGTTTATTTCTCTTCTAATTCTTTGGACTTCTTTTCCAGATCATATTTGAATACATCCAGAATTTTGGTTTCCACTATAGACTCCAATCCCCAATCCGACATCGTTCCCTTCATGCCTTCTGTCAGTCTAGCTTCCGCCTCTTTTGGATCTCTGGCTTCTACTAACATGTATGAAGGCTTTCTTATTTCCTTGCCTTTCTTCTCGTTTATGGTAATGAAATTCACCTTACATCTATAAAATCTATCACCATCCGTTGATAAAAAAAGTTCCGATACCTTAAATGGATCAATCTTTATATCAAAAGATTTATAATAAGGCTTCAATTCTTCCATCGCTCTAGCCTCTATCTCTGTATAAGATAATCCATCAAACAGATATTGATCTGTTACTTTCTCATCCTTTTTACCGTCAGTCTCCTTTCTAGCTTTTACGGTAACCTTAAACCATTTGTTCATGTTGTTTTTAATTAAATTAATTACTATTTTTTAGTCTTCTCTATACTTTTACTTAACTCATTACTACCCCATGAAACAACATCCCCCAGTAAGACTGGATTCATTGACAGCATTCCTTTTATAATAAGAGCCAACTGATTCAAGGAACATTCATGGTGTATAATAACCTTGTTATCTTTCTCAGAAGTAATAGATGCTACCACAAACTTGCATCCTTGCATAGCAATAATAGCATTTGTGGTAGCATCTTTTATCTCTTCTGAATTTAAATTAATATTATCCTTCATGACTTGTATTTCTTTTTGACAAAGATAATTGTATTAATATTGAAAATTATTTAATTGAATGTAATATATTTTAATTCTACTCTTTTATTTCCATCACCATTCCCTTTTTAGATCTTATAAATTCTTCTGTATATTCGTTGAATCTATAAGCTTGTTCCAAAAATTTTAATGCCATCTCTTTGTTATCATCTGCTATTTTAAGATATTCATCAAATATAGTGCAAAGGTTTTCATTATATTGATACTCTTGTTCGACTTTTTTTATATAGCTATACACATCTGATTCTATTTGTAATGCCATACTTCTTTTGCTTTTGACATCATCTCCTCCTGTTGCTTTTTTGTTTATTTTGCTTATTCTGTCTAATTCTTCCTTAGTGTATAATGCTGTTTGCTTTGGAGTTAAATTGGTAATACACTTTGTTTTTCCATAAACAGATTGATAATTCCCATCGTAATACATGGTATCTACACAGAACGCTTTGGCTTCTGCTAAGGCTCTACATATAACCATTGCGTCTTTAGGATCATATACTCCTATATTAAGATCACCTATTTTAAAAAAGTAACCTTCCGGTTTAGGAGCTTCAGGATCTATGGTTTCATCAACCGACAATGTTAATATCGAAATAGGAATATTTTTTTCAAATAGTTCTCTATTTACATAATCTCTCACCTGATCATCTTTAATCTCTAGTACTTCTTTTGGACTTAAATCGTATATCCTTTTCATATTCCTTTATTTATTAATGCGTTATAAAATTCTTTTCTTTTCTCTGGTTCCATCATTTCTACTAGTATATCCGCTCCTACATTAAATAGAAATTCTCTTGTATATTCTTGTTCAATATATTTTGAGTCTTCTACTTTCTCTATATGAGCCAATATCTTTTTAAGCATTCTGTTATTGTCTTCCAATAACTCCAACAACCTATCTTCCATGTTACCATATAACATTAAACATCTCATCCATTTTCAACAAAGCACTAGTTAAACCATCTTCGCTTTTAAATTTAATGCTGAAATCGTTTATGTATGGAGAGCTTATGGTTATGCTATATCTATTGTTTTCCTTGTTTACCTTTGGTTTATAAGACTTTATTATACTTTTATTTAAAATCCACTCCCCTAATTCCACAAAGTCCTTGTATACATCTCTCATATATTTAAACTGTTCCGTCAACTCGACATTCATTTCAAATGGCTCTATACACATCTTCCTGTCTTTTATCATAACCATGTAAGGTCCATTGCTATCCGTTTTATAGACAGCCTTGAATGCCACAATCCTTGATTTTGGCATTCTTTCTTTTTTGAATATTATGTATTCCATTATACAAACTGTTTTTCTATGAATTTTTCTATTTTATCTATATCATATTTATCATGAAAGTCACAATACATGTTTGCTAATTCTGCTACATACATTTCTACGTCTAGCCATACCCCTCCTTTTTCTTCCATGTTTCTCTTACCGGCTTCAAGTAGGAGTTTGCTATACACATCCATCCATAAATTACTTGTTTCTACCTGGAAGTCCTTTCCTCTAAATATTTCTATTTCACGATAATTCTTAAATATGTTTTTTGACTTAACATATTCACATCCGCACACATCTTCTATAGATATATCATCTGATAGAATATTGTGTATTTTAATTTCTAATGAATGTCTTATCATATTAGCATCTAAAGCCGCAACTTTTAATTTTTCATCAGAGAATTCTATTGATTTACCCTCTATACTGTATCTTCTTTTTTCACAGTATTCTTCTGCTATCTTTTTTTAATAGCATTATATTTTCTAAACTAGCCATATCTTATTTTTATAGTTTAACACATTTAGTAATAATTCTGGTTATTTTGGAATCTACGTAACCTATTCTTCCATCTGCATATATTCTTGCTCTCATTTCTACAATATCTCCTATTTGAGGCTTATCTTTACCCGTAAAAAGATTTTTTACCAAACCAAAATATCTATTTTTATTAACCCAACCATATCCACTTGTAGCAAGAGTATCTGAATCCACCTTGTATTCAAAACGTTTTGGTGAAACATCTAGTATTTTACCCTGAAACAAAATCCAATGGTTTTCAGATTTTACCATACTTTGTTCTGATTTCTTATTTTCTTTGTTTCTTCTTTTTAGCTCTTGCTTCAATTCTTCTGTTGTATAATCTTTTAGTTCCATATTTTCCCCTTATTTTCAAACAAAATCAACGTAAATATCTAAAAACTGTTTACCAGCATATTCTGCTAATTTGTATGATCTTAAGGCAAGCCTTGATCCGCTACTCGTATACTTGTTCGACTGGCTGAACCTCGCATCCACACAGGCTACCCTGCCGTCTGCACCCTCATAGCGGCTAGACCGACTAACCACACAATTTTTTATCTCTTCATCCATTTCGTCAAATTCTTCTTGAGTGTATAATGTAAAGTAGGGGAAATAGCGCCACTCTCCTTCTGTAAACTGCGGCTCCAATCCTTCGTTTAAAGCTGCGGTTATGATACGTAATTTTAGGTAGGACTCTATATCTGGTTGATTATTCAATCCATTAGTCTCCCAGTTTCTATATGCTTTTACAAAATCATGTTCTTCCCCCAGTTCATTACAAGCATCCTCAAATGTTTTTACACGTTCTTGAATAGGAGTATTAAATAAATCTTCTCCAAATATAGCTTCCAATAATTTCTTATCTTCTTTATTGGATTTCGTGTATATTTCTATAACGTCTTTCTTTTTTAATGTAATTGTATCCATTTTGATTTTATTTTATAGTTCTCTTACTTCATATCCATTATCTATAAGATATTGTGCTATCTCTTTCTTATCCCAGCAATCCATGATAAGCGGTTCTGGTATACCATTTATTAAATCTGGTATATACGAATCATACATATCAAATGAAACAGCAATAGACCTATTAGACGAAGGATCTACTCTTACGTTTGTTGCTATTATTTCTATCGTTCTTTCCATATCTATAAATATCTTGAATCATATTTACTTTCACATCCTTCATCTTCTCCTATTGGGTTATCCCATCCGTATTTTACGGCCGTAGCTTTAAATAGCGGAAGACCATACATTGCATAATCGCCTTCATCCCAATCTTCAAGTCCTTCTTCTAATATGTAATTCCATAACATTACACAATTAAACATCAGTCCTGATGATATACCTCTTTTGTTTAATGCTTTTTCAAAACCAAATGCCACATCTTTTTCCAATTGTTTCAGAATGTTATCTCTGGTGAATTCAACTACATTTTCATTCCATTTTTCTTCATTGTCATATTCTTCTTCAGGTTCTATACCGAAGTCTTTTAACATGTTATATGGAATAAACTTAGATAATCTATAAAAATCTCTTCCATCTATACATTTCGCAGTCAATCCTTTTAATTGTTCTAATGTCTTCATATTCTTTTAATATTGTTTATGTCTTATTTATTTGAAATAATTATGACTTAAAATATGTTATTACTTTTTATCTATGATTATCTTACACGCTTTTAACAGTCCATCATTCAGCGCATCTTCGTACTCGTCCCACGTTCCACTGTCGTTCGGACCCTCATCCCCGCTATCCCCCATTCCTGTTCCGTTGTCTGCCTTATCTAAATTCCATCCCCATCCTCCAGAACTTCTCCATACTTCCACGTGGATATTATATTCTTCTCTAATAAATTTCTTAGCCATTTCCTGAGAAGGAGCAGAGCATTCTTCATCATATCTGTTATGATTTATCTTATATTTGTTTAAAGATAACCAATGACCTGTTTCATTATAATATCTTTCACATTCATAGCTAAATCCTATTTGTTTTAAAAGTATAGCTACTTCAAATGACACTAATTGTTCTTCCATGATAATTTATTTTTTATGATTATATACTTTTACATAAAGAGCTAAATTTGAATTTTTCACAACAAGTAATACCTTTTATAAATCTTTCTTCACATTTATAATTGTACTTACAGTTGTAACAAACTCTTTCTAATTTCTGTTTTTTCTTTACTTTAGGGTATTTCATTTACTTTAGTTATTAATTCTTTTAAAATGTGTTATACCTTCTTGATACATAGTTCCTAAACTCCATCCGTATCCTAATCTTGAATAATTACATGGAGGATTAAATGCCATGTATGGTTTATTAAACCTCATGGTTTCTACTTTTCCATACCTCAAAACATCTACAACTTCCCCATCTTCTGGCATATTGGAAAACGTCCATTCCTTAAACCTTCTGTGATTTGACTTTCATCTGGATAATACCCCATGATTCATTTCTTTTTAAATGTGAATTGCTTAATTACTTTTTCGTCAATATCGGGGAGTGCTATATACTGACATTCAGTACCGAGAACGACTCTTCCATCATGAAGACATATAAGCGTTCGAAATGGCTGTTCTTTATCATCCCGAATTATTACTCCAGGAATTGTTTTATTTGCTTCATAATTAAAGCATACTTCGACTTTGCGGCCAATTCCACCCATTGAACTTTCTGTTGCTGTGTACTGCTTTGGAAAGCTATTTATATCTATATTCTTTTCTACTCCCATAATTCACTTGTTTTTAGTTGTTAGTTTCTTTAACTTCTTATTGTCAAGAGTTTTAAAAGCTATCCCTCTATTAAGACAGGGTGGTGTATTTTCATCAGCAATACAATATTCTCCTACCCACAAATCACAATAATTACAGGCTACTTTTCCAACAGGTTTATTTATTACTACAAATGGGACATCTTTCCATTCAAAAATATCTCCTGGTTGTTTATCTAACATAGCTCGTTATTTTTTATATTTGAATTAAATTTTTGTATTCTTCCCTCTCCTTTTCCAAGGTTGGTAATTAGCTTTAGGTGGAGTATAGGTCTCTTTAAGTATTGGAATATCCTTATGATTATAAATAGGATAATCATACATTATAGGTTTATCTACAACTATATTTCTTTCCTTAGCTTCTTCTGGTGTTATAACTTCTGCGTCTGGATATCTTTCTCTTACCGCTGCTAATGCTGACTCATCCCCATGATCTACTATTAATATACGTGCCATTATCTTTGTTTATTTTTATATTTTAAATAATTCTTTAATATCTCTAAATCCTTTTTCTTAGGATTATCAGTGTTTTTTGTAGCATCTATTATAGTCATATCATCTACTTCGTAATCCCATTTCTTTCCTGTTACTGGCGAAGTGTATGTAACTTTATAATGACCATATCCTTTAAATTCAAAAGTGAAATCGTGTATTGAAATTGAGTTCTTCATAATCTTAATGTATATTTTATGAACATTGTAAATAAATACAGCTTCCGTCTGTGCTTATACAATCTACTTTAAATTGTGTCCAAGAATTTTCGTAGCATTTAGTTCCCGGAGGAACCTGAATCGCTAATTTTAAATCACACCCATGTTCGTTTATCATCTCTTCTATCTTTAAGATGAGATCATCTGCTTTTATTTCTTCCATTCCTCATTTCCTCCTTTACTTTTTTAATATACTTTTTACTTATCTTCCCTCTATGTATAATAATAGCCTTGTCTATATCCCTTTTGGGATTATGATGTGCCTGATAAATTTCAAACATTTCTCTTGCTTTTATAGGATTAAACCTATCATTGTAAGTATATATTTTCTTTCTTTTTATTCTATTTACTTCATCCACATAGCCACGAAGCATTTGAAATCTACCTGCCGCGGTGCTGTGGGGGTTGGTCGCGGCGTCATCGCATCCTGATTCAACCTGGCATAAAGCGTATACTAGATTCTCCCATCTAACTTTCTCCAGATCCCTTTTAATAATGTCTTTACTTACTTCCGTACTATTGGTATCAGCTATTTTACAACATGCTGATGTTATTAAAATAACTGATACCAGCGCTATAAATTTTCTCATAAAATATATTCTTCTATAATATCTAAAGCTTTTTCTTGCACTTCATCCAATACCAATCCCTTACTTCTTCCGCTTAATAGATTGTTTATATAATCTACTAAAGGCTCCATGTTCCATTCTCTAAGCAACACCTTGGTTTCATCTGGAAAAACATCGTCAATTATAGGTATATATATACGTATACCATTTTTTGTTATTAATAAAAACCTAGCTGTTATGATAGCTTCAGATACCGAATCTTTTCTTATTGGAATATACGTCATTCCATTTCTGATAGCATATTCTATATCTGATATAAATATCTTAGTCCTCATCTTTCCACTCTTTAAATCCTACTTCAAAACTAACAGGATCATATCTTTTTAACATAGTCCCATAATTTTCTCTGAACTTATAACGATTTTTACCGCCTATAACCCACTCCTGACTATCACTATCAGGACTTATGCTGTTTAAGTATTCTTCATATTGCTTTCTTGTCTTCATATCTTTTATGGTCTACATGTTTCTAATTCGTTAAATTCTAAGTTTAAACTAAATTTATTAATCTCTAATGGTGTCATAAAATGTTTGTATAATGTGAAAATACTTCTTCCTCCTTTTTTAGGATCAACAAAAGACTCCCATAAATATGTTCCTCTTTCTTCCCCAAATAATCTTACCATTTTATTTTTAGTACAACCATATTGGAACTTTATCATTTTATCAACCCATCTCCAGCCATCATAAATCTGGTTGAGTTTATTATTGTATACTATCGAACCATTTTCTTTAGTCCATTCTTCTACTTCTATCATAATATTTTCTCTATATGTTTCATTGGAATAAATGCCTTTTTATTATCATATGATCTCACAGCACATTTGTGTTGATCATCTACTCTCTCTACTACGCCCTCATATGTGTTTGTGGCGTGATATCCCGGATTGTATTTTCCCGATGTACTGAATTCTACCTTATCTCCTACCTCCACCTTTTCAAAAGGTACTTTCCAGCAAGAAAGAATATGCTTGTTTCTATCTGCCTGAAACACACCCAGCGATCCTGATTTCCTTCCTTTTTTTAATGTTTTTGCTATTTCTTTCCTTGCTTTATCATTGAGTATACACCTTTTTCCACTCATTATAATATCAACTTGAAACCCTTCAATCTCCTCTCTGAGCTTCGTTGTCCATACGTCCATAATTTATTCTCCTATTTTATTGTTGTTTTAAAATATCTTCTTTTTTATTTTTTGGTTTATAACACCATAAATTCATTTATTATATTAATATTTGTTACTAAACTAATAGCATCAATCATTTTACCTATTTGTTATCTTGATGCCCTATTTTATTTCTATGTCTTCTTCTTTTCAGAAACATATCTTTCTCTCCTTCCTCTATTTTTTCTAGGTGATAAAAGTTATCATATAATTTTATGAAGCACATCTTTATATTATACACCTTTGCTCTTTTTATTCTTTCCCTTATTAAAGATACTTTTGGTTGAGGAACCTCTATCTTTAAAATCTCTCCTTTTTTTAGGTTTACTATTGTTTCATCAATATATTCTTTGTTTATCTCCATATTTTTTTAGTATATAAAAAGCGATGTTAACTATATTCACATACCATCAACACCTATTGTCTAACATAACTACTACTTTATCTAATATCTCTTAAGGTGATCATATACAATTTTAAACTAAAGATATAAAATTGTATACATTTATACGGAAATCCGTAATGGGTTCCACCAAAACCCTCTACCTTCTGGTAACGTAGTTACATCAAAGGATTCTTTTTTTTCTTATGATATATTTGTAGTATAAGATTATATATAATCATCTCTGTTAATTAAATTTTTTTCCCTTGCCTTACGGCTTCCATTGCTTCATCCAGCGTTATAATCTTCACTGTTTAAAAAACTAACATAAGATTCTATTATATAATGTATATTATAATATGCCACACAATCTTTTATGTCCCTAACCGTATATGTTTTATATGAATTCTGGGGTAATACTTCTAATACTATTTCATCGTTACTTAAACTGGCAACGAGTACTTCTGCATCTTGACAAAAGTAAGTCCCTTCTATCGTTACTGTAATAATAGGAGGATCTTGATTAAGTACAGTTTTTTCACCATAATCATCATCCCATATTGCATTTCCGTATTCTTTTAGTAATTTATATAATTCGTCATACTCCATTTGCTGGAGTTTATCATATTCGCTTTTATGATCTATAATTTCAACTCTTTTCATATATTGTAAATTATTTTTTATGTTTCATTCTTTTAATTGCATCCTTTTTAGAATAAGCCATAACCTTATGACCTTTTATGGTAAATTCTTTAAGATCCCTCTTGGGCGTATTTACTTTATAATCTGGATTAAACTTCATTCCTGCCTTATTTGGTGCACCATATAGATTATTTTCATTTGCCACATGCATACTCAAAGCAGCCAATCTTAATAATTCCCTAAAATGTTTGTTCATGTTCACTATCCGATTTTTAATCCTACATTATTATAAATATTACGATCGCCAGTGGAAATCCTGGACAGCTCGTATGTGAGAGGCTTCTTGGTAGGCGTACTGCCAATCTTTTCATTGGCCACCGCTATCACATTAGATATGTTCCTAAACCCAGAATCTACGAAATACAATATACATCGTTTATTTCTATCATAGACTCTTACTGTTATCTCATCCGATCTCTTTATTCTCATTATGATCCGTATTTATGAAAAAAATGAACATTTACTAAAGAGAAATTCCTTTCTTTACTCCAATCAAATAGCTTCATCAATTCATCTATACCATTACAAGTATATATATTCGAAAGAGTAGGCGTATTTACTGATGGATCTAATTTTATGGTTTCATTTTTAACTACTCCTGTTTCTTTCAATACTATTTCACACGTTGCTATGTTAGGCTTTTCGTTATATACTTTTAAGAAATCATTATACAATTCGACCAGCTTCAAAATGATTACCCCATGAATATATACTTCCTCCTATGAAATAGAAATTACTACCATATGCTGATTCCTGTTTTTCGTTTGCCCATAAATGAGCTACCATTGAATTTTTCATATCTTATTTTTTTATGCTGTTTGTGAAATTACAAGTAATATACTTTTGCCATAATCATCCCTTATAGTTATATCCGTACCATAAGAACCTATTATCATCCTTATTTGTACGTTTACACTTTTAATAGTTGATGAATCATTGTCATATAAATCCATTATACATGGATAATCAGCACTATAACCTTGCTTTATGATTGCACCTGCTATTCTGTAATCATCATATGTTTCTCTTAATTTAGAAATAAAATCTCTGTTGAAGATATTTATATTCATGTCTCTTCCCTCCTGTTCACTATCAGATTATTAATACACATACATTAAAAATCATAGTAAAAACGAACTATTTCCTCTAATCTTTTTATAGCAGACCATTTAGATAATGTTTCCACTAAATCTATTTTTACTTCTTTTTGTCTTGATATGTCAATCCATTTCATTTTATTTTTTACCTCCTTTATTACAGATTCTATCGTTTCTCCCCTTACTCCAATCAACAAACCTGGACGGCTTAAAGCCACAACATATGTAATAGTTTTTTCGTCTTCCAATACCATTACATTTTCTATTCCTAGTCTATTGGACATCATCTCTTCTTTCTTTAATATCTCTATAATAGAAAAATAGAATAAATCCAATAAATCTCTTTTTCTTTCAAATTCTTTATCAGTAAATTCCGCTACATCTGTTAAATAATTAGCGTATAATTTCAAGTATTCTTTAGTCTTCATATACTATTTCTCCTCTTTCTATTGCTTTATAAATAATATTCTGTAACATATCAAACCTTCTCTTATAGTAGTCATTTATAAATCTACTTCCATTTGGAATATGCCCTTTATACACTCTTAGCTGATGCTCCAGCCTCTTGTTACCGCTTATCACCTTTAATTTGTCTATGTTCTCCATAACTAAAAATTCCTGTTAATAAATAATCAAGTACAGCCAGAAGTCCTCCGTCCGGCAAATCATGTTCACTCAAAATAAAAGGAACTTTAAGGTTATCTTCTTTATAACCTAAGAAATTAAAACTTTCGTCTTTGTATATTATTGCTTTAAAATAAAATCCTCTAAATGGGCAAAGCGTATTTAAATAGAATACGCTGCCACTTTCTGTAGCTGGAATTAATTTAGGTAATTATATACCACTTTACACTGCCCACCTTTTCTAGCCGCCTTATCCCTTGATTTATTGAAATAAAAAGCTACAGCGTATTTCAACGTTCTTTTTTTCGTCTACCTTCTTTTTCATGATATTATGTTTTTATTCCACACGAAAACCGACCGCGCTCGTAGCACAGCCGGTTCCTAATGACAACTTCCGCCCCGTTCTCTATGGCACGGTTGTCTAAACTCCCTAAACATACCCCCCTATCTTACTACTATCTATACTTACACTCATACTTATCTCTTCCTATATTTATAATACATACACACATAAAAGAATATATCCATTACCTAACATAACAAATATACTCCCTCCATATAAGAACATCTATTCTCCTATCATTCCACATAGACAAAATCTATATTCTTTCTTATAAACCCTATTCTCCTAGAATAAAAGTTATATTTTTTCTCTTTGAACCTATTTTTATATGGAAAAAGGTTATATTTTTTCCCTTTGAGCCTATTTTGTGGCGGAAAAGGTTATATTTTTTCTTCCTCAAGTCTGATTTATGGCGGAAAAGGTGCCTCCCCTCCCCTTTTGCATCCCTTTCCCCACATTTTCCGTACAAAACCGCCTTTCAGGTACTTCTAAGACGTATTTGTGTATGGATATAGGCTGTTATATTAGTATATGAAGGTGTATTAGAGTAAAAAAAAGAGATATACAATTCCATAAAGAACTAGCGAAAGAAGTTATTCATTCATCAGTAAAGATACTATCTATAACGTAAAATATAGTATAAAATATACCTATCAAACATATAGAAGTAACTGGATAATCACATATTATACTAAGCATATTATTTCAATTTAAACCAATTTATAAAGATATTGTCTCGAAAATTACGGTAGTTATACAAAACCAATCCAATTTTTGTTTCGATTTGAACCAAAACGATAACAAAATAAACACATTCTGATACAGAAAAACAAAAACAGATTCAATTCCATAAAGAAAACCGAGAATATAAAACATAAAAATAGCCTATACTCATAAGAATATAGGCTATAACAATACTAATAGTTTCGATTTAAACCAAAAAAATACCCGTGAGTCTCAAAAATCACGGGTATTATACAAAACGATGTACTCATTTTATTTCGATTTAAACCAAAACGATACAATTATATGTTTTCTAAAGCATCTATTTGAATAGAATCTGCCCAAGCTCTATGTTCATTATAGTATTTCACTACATCATATTCGGTGTAGTTATCGTCTAATAGCAACACTATATTTTCATATACGATATCAGGGATAGATAAATAGATGTCGTGCGTTTCTTGGTCAACCACATCCCCCGATTCTATATCCACATAAGAAAACTCTCTTTGGCTGGATGCCCAATCATCCATCTTCACCGCCATACCTATAAATAGGACAACCAATGATGAAGCAACTAAGATCAGCTTAATATCTTTCTTTTTCATAATTTAATTCCTTTCTTTGTTTGCCAAATAAGAACGCACCTTCCATGCGTTTCGTTCGTTTTTATTTTGTTCTGAGGCTATCACTTCTTTTAGTTGTTGTGATAACTGCCAACGTCTGTACTCTATCTTTCTTTTCTCTTTAGCTTCTTTTCGCGATAATCCGCGAACGTCTACCATGTGGGATTTAAATGATTTCATTATTTTACTATTTTTATATTTGAAGCATACTAGGGAATCGAACCCTAATAACGAACCAACTATTATCGTATGTATGCCCAACCAATAATATTATCACGGAGTTCTTGTGTATTGGTGCGTGATTGGTATAGTTTTTTACGTTACGTAATTATCCCACAAAGAACTGGCGGATGACCGACCTAACGGACTTTGGCGCGAACGCCCACCACCCGTTCTCATGGAACCTATACCCGTAACGATATGTCGTATTTATTTACCGTCTGCTACACGATTTACCGCAACATAATAACAGTTCGTGTCCTTGCGTTTTGATCAAATATTTTTTTTTCTACATGATTGAATATAATATTTAACCCTGCCATATATCGACAGCCATACTCTATTTATCGCATGAGTAAGTGAGATGCGTTCCAACGATTTTATAAGCTACGTATACTGTAGGTTTTCGCGACGTTACTCACCTACATAATAACCTTCTTCGATTGGGTTACATACATTGATTTAACATATAGCTAGACTAGCCAATTAAATCAATACCTATAAATATCTATGTTAAATAACTTTGTGCAATTAGTCAAGATCATACACACCGCGGGAAGGTTTGCACTTGTGTACATTGCAGACTATTCGCGGTCTGCAATCGCATCAGGTCAACGGTCTTTGTCTTCTGCTGACAGATAAGCTATCACACATTTAGCCACCAAAGCTATAGAGTAACTAGTTAGCTTAACAGCTACCTTTACGGTGCTGTATGACTCGTTATGTATTTTGATAAAATAATAGCCTGTATCACTTTCTATGTCAATAGGATTGCACAATCCAAAAGCCTTATAAGATACTCCAAATACAGCTTTCTCATCTATTATCTTCTTATCGCCCACAATGTTCTTATCGGCTTCTTTTACGTCAAAATATGTCTTTTCATACGTGACAAATTTAACGTAAGTTCCATCAATGTTGGGCAACATCTGTGCACATACTTTCATTACTTCATCCTTATTCTTTGCCATATCAACGACAGCCTTAATGACTGACGGCAATATATTTACTCCTGATTCCTTGAGAGAGTCAATTACTGACTTAAGATCGTCCTGCTTGCCAAAAAGTGTGCAATACAATTTTACAGCACCTGACAGATTGTTACGAGATTCTTTGATTACAGCATTGTGTAATTGAGACAGTTGTTTTTTAGATAATGTAGCCATGATGATTATGTTTTAAAGTGATTAATTGTTGTTCTTAACTCTGATGCAAATATACAACCATTTTTCGATTATGCATATAATTATGTGTTAATTGGTATTAATATAGTTATAACAAATGTAAATGCATCAAAGCCGGTATTACATATATAATTACGCGTATTTAATACTAATAATAATCTATTCAAGCAAGTTAAATAATAATAAAGATATAAATGATTGATATACAATGATTTATTCGTGTGGATATAAAATCGCGTTTTTGGAGCCAGTAAAGAGGGGGTGGCTCACCAAAAACGCGATTTGGGGGCGGGGGGTTCATGGTAGGTGGTCCCCCGCCCTCCTTAAACAAACAAATTTTCTCTATAAAACAAACACATTTATTTAGGTGTAAAGTGGTATATAATCACCTAAATTATATCTATATTAGGATAACGTACACAATCTCTTATATCACATTCTGGAACATCTTTAAAATATTCTTCAAAGAATTCATCCAGCATCTCATGTTCTTCTTCTGTGCGTTCATATGCTGGCTTTTGCATAAGAACATCTACTTCTTCTAATGTTATCATACTTCTTTGATTTTTCATCTAAAAAATTGTAATATTCTTTTGGTGTTACTCTTTTACCATTAATAAAGCATACTCTATAACCAAGAGCATTACTTGCATAACATGGATGTTCGAAAATAGAAATGCCTTTGAATATATTTGGATCATTCATAGTCATAACCCTAAATTCTTTACAAGTTAATTTAAACTTCTTTTTTACTTTTCGTTTGTTCATTGCTCCATATTAAATTATGTTTAACATCAACACCGTTCTTTACTTGTCCGCATTTTTTAGCCAACCATCCGGATAAATAACAAAATGGTTCTGAGTTTTTTATATCTTCCTCTATGTATTCAAATGTTCTAAAAGAAACATGTGATACTTCGTGAGATACAGTCTCGAAATCAATAATATTTTTTCTTAGAAACCATATAATAAATCCCATATTAGGATCTGTTTTACATCCTCCATGAGGAACACTTATAGTAACGGCACCACTATTATTTACAAAATTAAAGTCGTTATTAAAATTATCTATAAGACCTGATATATCATTTCCTATATATATCCAGAAATTAAAAGGATATACTTCTGGAAAAAATGGTATAATTCACATTTCATTTTGGTAATTCTTTTTCTTGATGTAAGGATATCCTTATCCTTTGGATCCATATTTTTCTCTAATATCTTTTAGTTCTTTAAAATCAGACTCATAACAGAACATGCATAGCACATAATGTTTTTTGAAGTCAATTATTTCTGTGAAGCACACCACGCACGGGAATTGCTCAGGTCGCGTCTCCATCGCCAGATAACAGATGGGGTAGCCCCAGCGCTGTTCAGCCAGGTCCTTGAAGTCCTGGAATTCGCTGATATTTTCACAAAGGATTTTCATATACGGTTTATTTTTTAAGTCCATAATTATTTTGATGTTAGTATACACATATTTGATGTACAGAAGTATTTTGCAATATCCTTATATAAGTCAATATACTTTATGTCAATAAACTTATTTTCTGTATTAAGTAAAAACCCATCTTTTTCTGCTTCTATTAACTCCATTACATTATCCAATACATTCATAGAAGATATTTTAATTTTTATTTTCATATCTTCCATCATATTTATAATACCATCATCTAATGTAAGGTCATCAAAATACTTTTTGATTTCTTCTTTTACTGTATAAGCATTTTCCTTGCTAGTAGATACTTTAAAACAAGGGAAGAAGTTATTTGACTTCAAAGGATTTACTTTATCAATACCATATATAAGTTCTTTTTCTCTAAGTAAGCTAGTAAGGGAATTGCCGTTTGATAAATTAGTTATATAATCAGACAACACAATATAAGAATCATATACTTTATCTGTACCGTAAATCCTAAAAAGATTATTCATATTCCATCCGAAATAAATATCTGATTGTCCGAATTGATTATATAAATCAATTTCTTCTTCGAAAACAGGGTTATCATAAACAACTTTATGTTCGTACCATTCTTTTGCGTGTGTATAAAAAATACTTTCTTTATTATTAACTAAAAACAGTTTTGGATCAATGTTTTTAACTACATCTCTTAATTCCATTAAATCGTTTACCGTTATTTTATTAACATCATCTTCCTCTCCTATGGTATCATAACATAATCTTTTATCTAATCCCATGAGTTCCCAGAAACGGAAAACACTTTTAACAAAAAAAGTATATCCGTAATCCATCTCATTTATTTCCTGTATTATAACATTCTTCTCTCTTTCCAGATCATCTTCTTTTAAATTAGGGAATAAAGTTATTTCTCTAAACAAATTATAAACCGAATCAAAATCTGTTTTAACGAATCCTGTTATGCCTATACCATTGTTACCGGTATAGGCATTTATATCACAAACATTTTTATTTATTATGTTCTCGCATTCTCTTTTAGAATAGTTTTTCCATCCTTCCATCATAAGATGTTCATAGACGTGAGAAAGTCCAGGTATTTTCTCGAAAACAGGTAGATAAGGTATATTGAAGTCAATGTAATTAACTTCCTTAAAACTATCTATAACATAATAATATTGAAATCCGCTTATATAACTTCTATTAATTAACATCCGCAATCTTTTATATTTACTTTAACATCAAATTCCTTAATATAATCAATGTCTTTAGTAAGACCTTGATACTCTTTTAGACCCAGTTCATTCCATTTTCTTCTGAACTCATCGCAAACACCTTGTATTAAATCTATTTTTTGCGCTAAAGGTATTTTGTAATTAACATACATACCTATCTCAACCTGCCTCCACTTAAGGAGCATCTCCTCGTTGTTCATAGCCTCGCTGTTGTGCATGACCCCAGCATAATCCGAAAGGTGGCCGCCTACAAAATAAAATGTTTTTCCTTTATGCTGCCAATCCAGTATAGGAATAACAGCATTAGGAACATTCAGGATATAGTCCATTACTACTCTAAATCCGGCTATTGTAAAAAGCTTAGGATCGAATATAGTAAAATAAGTATCATCGTCTATACCGGTTTTTTTATAAACTGTGCTCCTGTCATATTATTTTGATTTCAGGTAATACCATGTAAACATAAGGTTCCACTTTATCTGTACTACCAATAGCAGTCCAATAAGGTTCTTCTTCTATAGGATAATTAAGCACTCCTATCTTCCAGATAATATTATTGTCTTCTATTAATCCTATAAGACATTTTTCGGACGACAGTCTTCCTCTCATTTTTTCTGGCTTAGCATAAGAGTCGCATAATATTACATTACCTGAGTAATCAGAGAAAGAAAAAGCTTTTTTACGAACACTTCTTTCAGATTCCACACCTTCCTCGTATGCTGAATTGCATAACTTAACGACCTCGTTCTCGGTCCAAGCACTTTTATGCAGTGCAATTGTTTTTATATATCCGTTCATATGATAAAATAATATTGTTTATCCACATTTTAATTGTATCTATTTTTCTAAGGCACACCCTAACATAAACAGGTGTGCATATACTGTTAATGTTATCAATAACATTTCTTTTACTGCTATCCACAGTATCCACATTACAACAGACGATATGACCATCCAATTCATTTACTACTACTACTCTGTATTTAAAAAGCATATCAAATTAGTTTAATTGTTTATACATCAAAGATATACTTTTGTTTCAAAAACAGGTCAATTTGTTAGTCAAAGAAGTATATCAAAAACAAACTCCTTTAATAACAACAGCAAATATAACGATATGTATACTTAATTTCATTTAATCAAATTCAATTAAGTATAATGTTTGTAATAGTATTATAATTAAATTAAGGGGGGGGGGGATTTTGATGTTAAATAAAAAATAGCAATCTTTGTATAAATCTTATTAGGTGATCATATAAAATTTTACAATAAACATGCAGAATAATATACATTTGTACAATGAATCATACTGGGTATCACCAATACCCTCTACCGATTGCTCCAAAGGGAGATCATCGGATTCTTTTATCAAACAAAACGTTTTTGATTTTACTTACCCAACGAATATTTTCAGGGTAAAACCTTATATCAAAGACCTCATTTTGTTCAATCGTCTTGTCCAAAAAAGGACTATGTGATTCGACTGAATGAGACAAAGATAATGAAAATAAAAACTATTATAAATGAAATAGATATATTTTATAGTATATTTAATGTAAAATTATATATGATCGCATTAATTTATAAAATTATTTTTTAAATCATGGCAGAATTAAATTTAGGTTTTGCGATCTTTAATCCGGGATCAGGAAACGGGGATCAAGCAGTTAGTGTATCTGCAAGTAAACACACAGGTCGTGTAGGACGTAGTATATCAGCACAAGTAGCTACCGATGATGGTAGTGTAACCAAACAAGTTACGATTAATCAAGCGGCTTCTGTTGAGTCTGTTACTATAGACGAAACAGCTTCTGTTGCAAAAACAGGTGGTACTATTACTGTAAATGGTAAAAGTAACTCAAGTAAATTAACTTTCGCTATTACAGCAGGTGAAAATCCTCTTACTATAGCTGTTCCAGCAACATATACTGCTGCTGGCAAAACGGTTAACAACGGTGAGGCTATCGCTGATGACCCTGGTGCTACTGCTGAATATAACTTTAGCGTAACATTCACGGGTATTCCGGCTAATACTACTGTAGGCGCTTTAACAGCTACATTGAAAGTAACAGACGAGGCTGGCAACGAAGACAGCACGGTTATTACTCAGGCTGCTGGTGATCCTACTCTGGAAATAGATCAAGAAGTAATCAACTTAGATGTTAACGGTACAGCTCAGACTCTGCAAGTTACTTCTAACACTAACTGGACTATTTCTCAAATTGTAAGCAGAATGTTTAGTTTAAGAAAATAAGAAAAAAGTAAAAATTTTTCTTTTTCATATCTTAAATTATAAATGGAGTGATATTATTTATCACTCCATTTCTTTTACATATATATATGATTTATTTTGCTTGCAACGTACTTTCTTCATGCTACATCGCTTTAGTATATACACCCATTTATCCTCATTAAGCCTTTTGAATATATGTTTAAATACCGTATCAACTAAATCATGGCATTTATTAATAGGGATATAATCATGGTATTTACTTTTAAATCCTTGGTCACTTAAATCATTTGATATATCCCTACATAAATCATACATGTTGTCTTTTTTGTTCATTATTCAAGAATATTTTGTACACAATCCGATATAGATCCCTGACTAAACCCTTCATCCAATCAGCCAATCAATAAAGAGGTTCCTGATGGATTTGAACCACCGTATATAGATTTGCAATCTACTGGCTAAACCACTCACCCAAAGAACCAATTTTTAATTGTAACTATATTCACATACCGTTACAATCATATTAATCACTTAACTTCAATTTTACTCCCTAAAAAATGCTCTTCATCTTGGATTTGAACCAATGACCCCCTGATTAACAGTCAGATGCTCTAACCAACCTGAGCTAATGAAGAATTTAGTATCTTTTGGATCACGACTCCAATCAAATCCTACTAGCAAGGATGCGCCCTATATACACAAAGTGTATCAGCAAAGATACTAATAGTTGTTTCATCAAGGATCGAACTTGAACTTGCAGCGCCAAAAACTATCGTGCTACCATTACACCATGAAACAATCTTATATTATATGATTCTATTTTTCTTATTATATAATACATCTTCATCTAATATATAATCATCATCATGCCAAATAATATTTTTAACTATTTGATATATATTAGATTTACTAACACCATACAAATTAGCTATATTATTCATACTTAAGTTAGTAGTATTATATAATCTTCTAATATTACATACCTCACTTTTAGTTAACACGCTAAGATTAGATTCTTCTCCCTTTTTTATATTTAATAATCCATTCTTGGAAGCGTGTTCACAATTATACTTTATTGTACACCATTCAAGATTACTGTATAAATTATTTTGCTTGTTGCAATCAATATGATTTAAACCCTTATAATCATTTGGATTATCTACAAAATATTTACCTACTAATCTATGTATAGATACCGATTTGTACTTTCCGTTATTACATAAATTCACATATCTATAGCCTGATTTATTTACTCTATATGATAAAAATTTATTTGTTTTAGAAGAATATACTCTTCCATCATCATAAATTATATATCCATTATATCCTTCGATTTCTCTAAATCTACTCATTTTATTAGATATTTTATTGTACCCATAGCTGGACTTGAACCAGCGACCGCGAAGGTATAAGCTTCGAACTCTGACCAACTGAGTTATATGGGTATTTTTCTGGAACCACGTGTTTCACAACAAATGGCTCCATTGCAAAATGATAAAAATTCTTTTTATTTACACTGATACAAAAGTAACAACATAAAATTAATTATCAAAACAAAAAATACAGTATATATATTAAAATAATTTTCAACCAATGAATTGCTTTGCTAATTGTTTAAAAGAATCCAAATATTAAGCTTTAGACAGTATGTCAATATATACATACTGTCACCTCCTCTGTTTATTTAATGACGATTCTTCTTTTTCTTTTTGTTTTTAGGTGTATGAACAACATCTGATGGTTTATCTTCTTTTATAGTAGGTGAAGCCACAAAAGAAGCCACAATATCTTCATCCTGAACTGGCTTTGCTTCATAATGGTCATGTACTTCCTCATCTTTTGCAACCTCTGGTAAAGCTGTTACAGTTGATTCATCTGGAATAAAAGTTGCTTCTGATTCTTTTTCTTTTATTGAAGCATTTAGAAAATCTATTTCACCTTCAAGATCTTTTATCTTTTTTACATACCCTCCTTTAGCTGCATTTAAAGAATATACTTTATTGGAATAATCTTTATTTTGTTCTAACAGTCTTCCTATATAATCTTCTCTTTCCTTATTTTCTTCTTTTAATTCCTTGATTTCTTTTTCAAGATCCTTTATTTTATCACCTTTTTCCTTTATAGAAGACATAAGTTTTTTATTGCTATCCCTTGATGTAGTCAACTCTTTTTTAACATCAGAAAGACTTGATCCTAAATTAAGAATCTCTTTTTCAAGTTCTTCGTTTTTTTTATTCAAATTATCTCTGTCATTAATAGCTAACAACAAACGACCATCAAGTTCTTCCACTTCTTTTGCTAATGAAATAGCTTTTTCTTTAATTTCCTCACATTCTTCCCATGTTTCATCAAGAATAACATGAATACCTAAAATTTTCATAATATTAAATTTTTAAATTATTGTAAACCTGAATGGCCAAATCCACCCTCTCCTCTTTGATTGTTTTCATCTTCTTCTATGCAATCAATTTCTTTTAATCTCATTTTAATCTGAGGTCTAGGCTCGAATTGCATAAGACGATCATTTTTATTGATAGTAAAAGGAGATTTGTTTATTTTACCTATACAGAAGCACCATTCACCGGTATAAGGACAATCTATTTTTCCTTCTCCATTCAAAAGAATGATAGCTTCTTCGCTGGATACTCCTGATCTTATCTTAACATCGGCAGCCCATCCTCTTGGTAGTTTTACTTTTATACCGGTTCCGAACTTAACTGTGTATCCTTGATATATAGTAACAGATTCAAAATCTTCATGGACCTTAAGTTTTACCCCCATTTCATTTTTAATCCATTTTATATTGTTTGCTCTTAAATCCATACAAGCATCTCCAAGATGTTTATATTCAGGAAGAATAACATCAGGTCTTAATTTTACAACACCAAATTCAACTTCTTGAAAATAATATCCATCTATAAAATAATATGAATCTGGTTTATTTTGAACAGCATAAGGATCTAATTCAATACCATCTTCCTTTTTTTGCTTTGGTTTACGACCTCTTTTTGCCGGAATAGATTTATTTTCTACAACTTCTTCAATATCCTTAGTGTTATCAACTTCTACCTTTTCTTCATTTATAGCAACTTCTTCCATAGCTTGTTCTCCTTTAGCTACATCATTGCTTTCAACTTCTATATTGGTAACACCTTCAATAACATCACCATTTTCTGTATCTTGCAATTTATTTTCTTCAACATAAGTATTTTCAAACACTTCTCCTTTTTCTTGATTTTTCTTTTCAAGCAATTTTATTATATCATCTAAATCTTCTGACATGATTATCTTTATATTTTAATTATACAATAAACTATACCATCATCTTTGTTATCCTTAGTTTCCTCATAACATTCATTGAATGTAAGAATATTTGCAGTACTAATATCTTCTGTCCACTTATCTCCTCTTTTATATTTCTTTTTTAAATCAGAGTAGATAGCACACATTCTATTTCCATATATTTTTAATACTCTCTTTTCTGTACTTTTATATTTTATTCTAATAAGAGGTATTCTGTCTACTATCTTTATTTCCATACAAAAACATATTATAATTCGAATTCCGTTATAAGGAAATCTTCTTCACAAAATTCAGCAATCTTCTTAATAAAAGAAGTATGTTTATCTTTGGTGTCTAAAATATCATCATTGAAAAAAAATAATTTATTATTATTATCATACACTAAATTAACATGTAATATTTTATGTAATTTTCTATCTAGTATATACCCACTATTAATATAATTATAATTCCAATGATGTACTTCTTTTCCATTCAAATCAAAACCAGCATTCCTTAATTTTTTATTGAGATTCTTGTAGTCACACCCAAGACCTTTATCTTTAATATGACTACATCTTCCCAAATAATTAAGTCTTTTATACTTATTTCTTCCTCTTTCCCTTTCTTTTTCAATAAGTGAAGGATTCTTCATATTTAAGGCATATCGTGCGCTAACATCTAATTTGGCGCACGATTTACATTTATTCAAATGACCATCCTTCATTTTGTTATGGGTATAGAATTCATCCAATCTCTTGGTTTGTCTACACTTAAAACAAGTCTTATATCCATCCATCAGAAAGGTAAATTATCGTAATCCTCTTGTGATGGAGCAGGAAAATCAGGAACATACGAATTATAAGATTGACCTGCTGTAGGATTTGGTTGATTAAATCCATACGATTGAGGTGGCTGCTGTGCAGGAGAAGGACTACCTCCGAACTGTTGCTGGTACGGCTGTCGCGCTGGCTGAGGCTGTTGCATCTGGCGAGGAGGCTGCTGCGGTTGTTGCATTGGAGCCTGTTGCTGTTGAGTAGGCTGATTATGAACAACATTACCAGCATCAGGAGGAGTAGCTACATTATTTCCAAAAGCAGCATTCAAGTTATTCCTTACATCATTTATTTTAGAATTGAAGTCATTTATATACTCGTTTATTCTATCATAAACAAATTGATCTTGCTTGGTGTAATCAGGTTTTTCTTTACCGAATTGCATTACAACATCAGGTTCCGGCCATCCGTTAAGTCCTTTCTTGTAATATAATTCAACTAGGCTATCCTTACCTCCTTCTACAGGATATGCTATGATTAAATTACCAGGAGCAAAAGCATCAGTAGATTTCTTTTTAAAAGCATTAAATACTATTTCTCTATTGATATCTATATTCCTATAGTATTTAACAAAACTCTTCACATAAGACGATATACCACCTTTTTGTGTGTATAAAGGAATTGAGATAACATAGTTTTCATTCAATGCATAATCCTTTATTGTAACTACAAAGAAATACACATTTATGTTATTTATTTGTTGAGTCCTTATTCCAATATAATTCAAATAACCCACTACACCATTATAATACTCTTTCCAAAAACCAGATGGAGCATTAGTCATAGGATTAACGTAAGGAACATATCCTTCTTTTTCTTCTTTACTTTTTTCACAAAGATTACCATTGTAATTAAAACTCAGATAATACGCTTTTCCAAAATCTCTGCTGTCTCTAAATCCCATTTTTTTATTTTTTTTATCCGTAAGTACTACAAACTATTAACTCATTATCATATTTAGGATTGAATAATCTTATATTTCTCATGCTACTACAATATTCCATTCTTAGCAAATCGCCTACAACATTGTTTATACAAGATATAATATCCTTTTTTTTCACTTTAACAATAACCTCTTCACCATAAAAACAGTTTGGTTCAATGTATTCAACAAATTTATTCCTTGTTCCTAACACCTCTGATTTAACTATAGTTTTTGAACCTATATTTATATATACATAAACATCATCAATAATAGAAGAAGATTGTATAATAGAGCAAAATTCTTTTTTATTCAACTCTATTGCTGTGGATACTTCGAATCTATCAAATATGATATTGTAATTCGGGAAATTATTTATAACGTTAATATCAGAGATAATTATATCATCAAACCATATGAATGTTCTTGTATTATCAGTAGATATATTTATATTTACATCATCATCAGCTAAGTATTGATAAAGTATGGAAGATACTATTTCGCTAAAAAGTATTTTTTGATCATCAATACCATCTATGTTTTTGCTGCTTTTAAATAATCTAAATCTATCAGTAGTAACTAAATTAAAAACGCCATTTGATATATCAATAAGAGCAGTTTCTATAAAAGGTCTGAACTCATCTTTTCCAGAAAAATAAAAAGATCTTTTAAGCAAAGGTACAAACAACTTACTGTTTAATGTAATAACATTATTTTCAACAGGTAAAACAAATTTAGGATAAGCTCTGTCCTCAGACCATGTTGTAGAAAAACAACCCCTAGAATAAACAAAATCTATTTCATTGTTATCTTTTATCCTGATATCAATATATTCATACCTGTTTTTAATAAATGATATAAAGGTACTGGCATCTATTAAGAAAGAAAAACTAGATCTATCATCCAAATCTATATCTAAATCATCATATATCTTCTCCCATACAGTAACCTTTTCATTCATGGCTTGAATTTCTATATGATCTTTATATAGAATGAATCTAATATTGGAGGAGTAATCATTTTTAGAAGATTTACTGCACACGTTAGATATATTATGTATTTTTCTTCCAAGAAGATTGCCAGATACCCTTATATTCATTACATACAATTTTTGTTCACATTGCAAATATAGATATATTGTTTCTAACTTTAATTTAAAAAGAATTAATTTGTATTAAAACATAAGCCTAGAAGCTTCAGCTATAAGCATAGAATCTACTATTCCATCGTGAGGTACAGAGCATTTGTATTTACCATTGCTGTATTTATCTTCATTCTGGAAAAAATTATCGTTAGGCCATAATCTTTTAGCGCAATTCAAAGAAGTAGATTTAGTATCTACTTTACCGGCTAAATAAACTTTATCGTAGCTTTGCCATACCTTTTTTTGCCATTCCTTAGGTTTTATCATATGTATAGATACATCTGTACGATAAGCTGCTGATGCTACGAACAAAGCATATATTTGACCTTTGTTTTCCATAAATGAAGAGGTTGATTTAGAAGAAGTACCTTTTATGGCATGAACATCTTCTAACGACAAATGGAATTTATCATATGGTTTATTAAGCATAGTCTGTATCCACTTATATTGTTTCATAACATCCACATCGGTACTTGAGGCTATTTTGGGAGTAACCATTCTATCTACTAAATTACCTTTTTCATCTAATGCTACCCAGGCTCCTTCTTTTCCTACGTCTACTCCTATATATAATGTTCCCATGTTAACAAGGTTTTAGTTCTGAATTCATATAGTTCATAAATCTAGAAATTTCTTCATCGCTTATATCAATATCATCATCATCCGAGCCTCCAAATAAACTATCGGAACCAATAGTAATAGCGTAATCCATAGCTATACTCATATTTGGCAATATGAAGAAACCTTTAAAATCCTTTTCTTCTATAACAACATATGATCTATTTACGTCACAAAAAATACCATCTGTTTCAAAATTATATTCCTCTGGACCATCTTTAATTACATTAACAGTAATCCCAAGAATCTTCTTATCTTTTTTATCAAACAATCCGGTATAAATTACCCCATTTAAAACAAAAATTTCATTTGGAACAATTTTATCAGAGCTAATATATGGTAATATAGCGCAATTTGAAAATTCATAAGGTTTTATTTCATTGAAATGCATTTTACTTTCATCTAAAACCATTAAATCATATTTTTCTTTTTCTTTATTTTTCATCTTGATTTTTATTTAGTTGTTCTTCAATTTTCTTTCCTTCTTCTATTATCCTTACTCTTTCAGCTAAAATAGATTTATATTTCTTCTCTGAAATTTTTATAAACCAAGGACAATTTCTTGATGGTACTCTTTTGCAGGGATATGGAGTAAGTTTATTTGGTTCAAACTGCTCGCATCTATTGCATTTGTCTTGTGCATTCATTTTGCTACTTCAAATTTAATTTGTTCTTTAGGCTCATATTGCCATACTTCAAAATCATCTTCAGTAAAATCATAGAATCCTTTTCCATCCATACGGGAAGAGATTGTGACCTGCGGGATCGGTCCGAACAGCGACCGTCCGAGAAGCTCATTCGCCTGTTCCTCATGGCGATCATATACATGCATATCCTGAATAAAATGAGTGAATACAGCAGGTTTAAGACCTGCATCATGAGCGAACATAGTCATAAGTGCAGCGTATTGACAAACGTTCCATAGACCAGATACACAATAATCAGAACTTCTTTGTATTAAAGTCATATATAATTCTCCATTTTTAACGCTCCACATTGTAGAAAATGCACATTCTAAAAGACTTTTTTCATCATTATCATTTGGAGAATACATACTAGTAACTATTCTTCTGCTAGTAGGATTATGTTTAATTTCATGTAAAACATAATCTGTTTGAGAATCAAATCCATATGTTAATTTATCCATTTGAAAACCATAACATTTTCTAATAAATAATTCCGTTCTTTTTTGAAATCTAGGATATCCATATCCATTATCTTTATTATCAATTACTTTTATATCCCCATTTTTTATATTTTCTGATAAAAAAGAATCTACTTTTTCTCTTGACTTTTTACTTAATACAGAATCATTCCATAAAAACAATTCGTACCCTTTATCTTTCATGAATCTAGCAACATCATTGTAAGAGTACATTACATTTTTATTTTTATATATATAAAATTTATCATGTTTTAAACAATTATTTTCCTTATGAGTTAATATAGTACATGAATAAGCGCTATAACAATTAGAATGGTAATAATCCTTATCAAGGCACCCATTTTCTAACAAACTTAAATCTCCTCTTTCATGTATTTCTTTCTTAACCCATAAAAGAAAATCGCATAAACAATGAAATGATTCATGAACAAATATGTTTTCATATCCTTTATAATTACCACATCTATTAAATAAATGATACCAATGATTTTTCCATTTTTCTAAATGATTGCCGAAAAAATCCAATATTTCAGGAATTTCAAAATTTCCAAGATATCCTATACCATGTACTGTCCTTTCGAATGGACTTTTTATTTTACCTGAATGATAAGCTGACATAGCAACCCATGTTGTATATCCAGTATCTTCAAATTGTATTTGAACTCTTCTATTATTGTAGTCTTTATTTATACAATAATATTTTGGCCCATTTGAATTATCATGTAACTCCAAATTTTCATCTATAATATTAGCTATCTTGACATCTTTTAAATTATTATTGGTATTCTCTAGTATGACTGGTTTTACTCTAACTAATTTAGCTGATGTATCATTAAAAGACCACTGTTCCCATATTTTACCTAAATCATTTATAGAATTACTCCTTTTCTGCCATATGGCTAATATCTCTTTTATTGCTAATTTATAAGGAACCTTTCTAATAGTACCAAGAGGGAACTCTCTACGCAAATCATATTGATTACAAACTTGTAATACACGTTTTACTTTCACGCCACTTCCATCGTTATAAACAGGACGTTTTACTTCTTCCCAGGGCTGGCTCATTACAAGCGACAGATTCTCCTGATAAATTTTATCTACTCTACCCATAGCATTAAAAATTAAATAGATTGATTATTTTTCTTCTATATTCTTCATGACCATTATACTTTCCCCACTCAAATAGATTTCTAAGGAAGTTCTTTACATTTGGATCGTACTTTACATTATATATATCTATAGATGGAATATTAACTATATTCTCCCTTATAGATCCTCCAACTGCTTCTACTAATTCATCTGTTGTCATATGGTAACAGTATAATTATACGTATTATTATGACGCAAACATACGAAAATAGATTCATATGAATATATAAAATAATATAATAACAAACAAAATAACTAAATACATACACTGCTGTCTAAGCTATTTTGGAGCCAAATGCGGCCACTATAATAAGAATAACCTAATTCATATCATTAGGTATAGGTAATGGTATACTGATATTACTATTAGTTACTATATCTTCTATTGTATTACTATTTATTATACTTCGAAGATTAGTTCCGTTGTCCAATAGGTCTTGGTATTTTCTTTTGGATAGTACTATGCTGGTCATATCATTTACCAGAAAAACTGCCTTAGCATAGCTTTCTTTGCCTTCTTTCATTCTTCTTTCAAATACATTTTTTGCCGCCTGTTCTTTGGTTATGTTAATTCCCTTTTTAGCCTGCGATTTGCGCTCTCTATACACGGAAGACACTACAGCGTCTACAGTAACACCGGCTTGATAACAAGCTGCTTCCAGTATTCTAGTGGCCGTTTCTGCTTCCTCTTTTTCTTCTTCGGTCATAGAAACATATCTATCGTAACATGACACAAGCATATTATAATAAGGGATTCTGTTTTTAATACTATTTTCCTTTTTATATATCCTGAAGTATTTTCGGATAATATTATTTTGTCTTCTACTTTCCAGTTTTTCCCAATCAGGGTATGTTAATTTTAAGTATCTGACGATAGACCTTTTTATTGACTCATCTGATGTCATTTCTTTGCCTGATATCAACGTTTCTGTTCCATCTTGCAATTTTACTTCTCTCATGCGCATAAAGTCAAGGAAACAGCATCTTTCTTTTTCACTTAACTGATTGGCGTAGATATCGTATTCTTTTGATATTACATCATTGAATTCAATCTTATTGGTTTCTATCTCTTCATATCCAAAATAAAATCTATTTGTAGCCTCAGGATCTACAGTAGTATATGAATTACTTATCTGCCAGCAGAACGTTCCGTTGTTTTCCCATGCGATTCCAACCTTTTTGTTCTCTGGTAAATTAATCCATTCCTCATATAAGTACTTAGCATAACCTGGATTTGAATGAAATGGCAGCTTTATAATGTTATTTTTTTTGATAACCAGCTTTTGTTCTATTGCTTGCTCTACTACATACTTTGCTTTTGTTAGTCCACAACCCAATTTAGTTGCTATTGTTCTATAACTCATTATACCCATTTTTAGTACATCAGGCAAACGATACCTCTTATCATCAGATAAAAGGCAGGTATTTTTCTCACCATCATACAGCCTGTTTCTTAAAATGATTACGTCGTTATTAAATAAAGCTACTCTTATCTGGTCGCAGATATAGTCTATATTATGTATTTTATTTTCGTCTAATTTAATAATAGGTCTATTTTTTTTGAATCCCGTACAATCACTTACCCCAAAAGTAAGTTGTATTTTATTGAACTTATGCTTTCTGGCTACAATGAATCCATTCTCTACTCTGAAGAAACTGTTAAATAAGTGATGTTTTTTGATTCTAGAAAATCTTACGGAGCCTATATGAAGTTTTCGAAGTAAGTCTTTTTTGTTTTTGAAGAATATTCTGGAAGGTGCACTTATGGCTTTAATATATAAATATATAGACATCATATCCATGAATGTACTATCATTTATATTATTTACTATTAGTGATCTACTAATATTGATAACTCTTCCTTCCATTTATCCTATTGTTTAAAATAAAAGCGGCAGAGAAAATTCTGCCGCTTCTCTGTTTCATTGTAATAAACTCACATTTTACCGATTTATGCAAATACAGTTACAACTATAAACAGGATATTTTTTTATAGTTATAAGTATCTGATAAATCGGTGATGCAAATATACCAAATATTTTACAACTACAAAATGTTTTCGTTATTTTTATAATGCAAATGTAGTTAAATAATACGATATATCATATTAAATCATGTTAATTAAAGATTTATAAATGTCAAATATTCTATATTTGTGAAAAAGTTTTATCATGAAAGAAGTTAATAATAAGGAAGTTGAAGGTAGAATGTATCGTTTTTTGATACCATATAAAGACACTGTAGATATGGCAAAGAAAGTCCTTTTGTTTTACAATGGTTATTTAATGGCTACAGGTAGGAAGGGACTCATAGATTCTAGGCATATCAATTTATTGTCTTATTATTTTGTGTTTGGATACTCTTATGATACCAAGAAAAAATTTTCTCATTGTTATTCCACTGATTTACAATATGTGTCTGTGTTGGATACTGAAATGAAGAAACGTGGTATTCTTGTGGATAGAGAAGGAAACTATAAAACTAGGTGTTTATCTCCTGATATTGAAAATATTAGGAGATTATTTATATTGGAAGGATCTAAAGATAAGAATGCTTTAGTATCTTTGTTCTATCGTAAAACGATATGCGATGAGTAGAAGACTAATTTCTTTTGATTCTCATATTATTGATGATGTTATGAGAAAGGTTGGAGATGAATATACTAGAGATCAGGTAGAGGATGTTCTTAATTCAAGTATATCTTATATAAATTGTTTATGTAAGTATACTGACAATGTAGAGGTCGTTATACCTGGCATAGGAAATATGTCATGCAACTTATCTCAGATGGATATAAAGAGAAGAAGACTTAGCAAGAAATTAGATAAAAATAAAATATTATCAGAAGAAGAGGCTATTGAACTTGAATGTTTGGATAAAAAGATAGATGATATAAAACGATGTAATAATCTGAACAAAATAAAAAAAGGTGATTTTAAGATAAATAGGTTTTTTAATTACCTTAGATTTTTACGTCATGGCTTTGAATTTGAGAATATACAAGATATACAACAAAAACATTTTTGAAAATGAAAAAGATTTTACAGGCTCAGGTCATTTATGATGCATTCATGGATACCATATTACAAAGAATGCCAAAGAAAGAGAAAGATTATCCTACGTGGTATAAAGATCGTTTAGACAAATGTAATGATTGTAAGTACAATACGAAGAACATACCTAACTCTATTCTTCCTACCGGTTCTTTGTATTTTAGTAAGATGTTAGGTAAAAACAGATGTTCTATATGTACTTGCTTTATTAAGCAGAAAGCCTGGAGCAAGACAGAGGAATGCGCGATGGCTGAAACCAACGAACGACCTTCATGGCTTCCTTATGGATATGTTACATCAGACAAAGACAATGAGCCAAAGTGGAATAGGTTGGAGCTTATAACTATGGACTCTGATGAATTCAATTTAGTATCTGTAGATGGTAAAAAATACAATACAGATATTTCAGAAGACGGGGAAAAGTTTTTAATTAAATTAATTCCGACAAAAAAAGGTAATGATATTGATTTTTCTTTTATATTGCAGTCTAGACATAATATTGTTATCACTAGAATAGATGCTGGATGCGGCTGTACTGAACCTACATTGGATTTAATTGATAAAAAAAATCACAAGATAGGTATTCATTTAAATACTAACGGGTTTGGTATTGGTAATTTCGTCAAAGATTTTAGTGTACATTATAAAATAGAGGGAAAAGAATATAAAGATGATGTTGATGATATTATTGATATTAAATTTTTAGGCAAGATACAATAAATTAAAAGAAAGGGATAATGATATGGATAAAGACTGTTGTCGTGTTAGAAGATTGCAATGTGAAGATAAACGAAAGGTTATTTTTGTTTTCTTAGAAAATGCATGTGATGAATTTCCTGAATATAGCGCTGGAGATATATTGTATACTGTTTTGCGTCATCTTGCAAAAGATAATGGTCAATCATTATCTTTTCTCCGCGGAGTATCCAATAAAGAGTTGTTTGAAGAAATAGATTATAGATTATTTGAAGAAAAAGGAGTATAAGAAAAATGGATAAATTTGATTTGAATATAGAACTTGATAACCATTTAAAGTATTATAAATCACTTATTAAAGGATCAGATACTATTGGTTTGTCAATAGAAGAAAAGGTTAATTCTATAATTGATAAAAAAGAAAAAGAGGATAAAATAGATAAAGATGATTTTGTCTTTATAGATTCTGAAAACCTTAAACTAAGTATTATACAAACTGATATAATAAAAGTAGTATCTAGAATTAAGTTGTTGTATCAGTTGTCTTTTGGATTAAATATAGAATTATCTTTATCTGATAATGATAAAAAGATAGTAGAATCCATTGTATATTCAGGAGGTGACTTTGTTTTTCATGAAGTATCAGATAGGCTTATGTTTATTGACAATGATTTGGAAAACACTATAACTGGGAATAGTTATAATAAGATAAGTAAAGCTGATCTTAATGTTATGTACAATGAATTGAAGAAACAATTTGATTTTTATAATTCTAAGAAGGGAGGTTTATCTGATGGCGAAAGCAAGGAAACCGTCAATGGATGACGTTGATTATGCAGAAATGCAATTAAATGTATTGAAGGATCAAATTGATAAAGCCAGAGAATATTTGAATAATAATTCATGGACTAAATCTCCAGAAGACAAAAGAGAGTATGAATTCAAATTTCAAAAAGGTTTAACTGATAGTCTAGTGGCTTGGAATCAGTCTTATATAGAAATATCTGGTATTTTGGACGTGTATAAGCAGCTTGAGGCTAAAAAGAATAAATCTAATTTAAAAGCTGGTCAATCAATTTCTGGGATTCAAAGATTTGTAAAGGAAGAATCATTGAGTAAGGGTAAGGAAAATGAATCTAAATAGTAAAGAATTATTTATTAATATAAAGGAAAAGGACATTCCATATTGGAATGACCTTTATCCTTATGATGAGCAGGGTGATGATGTTAAACAATTTTGGGAAAATGAGGCCATAAAATTATCTGAAGGTATTACTATAAATGGAGTATTTATCCATCCCTGGTTGTATTGGCATATAAATTTCTGGCATATGATGCTAGATAAAGGAGATAGACGTGTTCCGGGGTTATCTCAACTTAGGGACAACGAATGGTTTTTTTCTGAGGTGTTACAACAAGCTGAACGCGAAAACAAGGGGGTGTTTTTATTTGGAACAAGACGTTTTGGGAAAGCTCTGTTAAATTCAGAAATACTTTATCTAGAAGACCGCGAAAAACAAATAGGGGATATATTAGTTGGTGACTATATATATGATGATTCTGGTAATTTAGTGGAAGTAGATGGTGTTTACCCTCAGGGATCAGTTATGACATATAAAGTAGTTTTTGAAGATGGAAGAAACGTTATATGTTGTGGTGAACATATATGGAGAGTAAAGATAGGACATAAATGGATAGATAGAAATTTAAAAGGTATAATGATGGGTGACTATACTAAGATGTATATACCCATATCAAATCCAGTAAACTATCCAAACCGCAAGCTTCCTATACAGCCGTCTGCTTTCGGAACCATGCTGTCCTCTTTTTTATGTGGAAGTATATCCGAAATACCTTTTGATAAAAAATTATGTAAAAACTTTCTTAGGTCTTCTATAGATCAAAAAAAGATATTTATAGAATCATTTATAAGAGCATATAGAAATGTAGTAACCGGAGAAGAGGTTATTAATATAACCAATAAAGATATTGAAGTCATAAGATTTATACAAAAAATGTTTTGGTCTTATGGATGGTATGCAAACTATGAAGATGGTAAACTTATTTTATCAAATAACAGAAAAGAGCTTAGAATAAAAAGTATATCCATGTATGGTAAGCATCCGGCTACATGTATAACCGTAAATAATAGTAATCATCTTTTTTTAACCACAAACTATGTAGTTACTCATAATTCGGCTATTATGAGTTCTTTTGTTGCCAGAAATGCTACTATGACATATAATCTTACTCATAATGTTATAGGAAGCAGTAAAGAGGACCTTATGAACATAGGAGAATATATGGAATATGGTCTGGACAATATTCATCCTTTCTTAAAGATAAATAGGACTGGTAATGATTGGTTTAAAGAGGTTATATTAGGAACAAAGAATGTAAGAAATGAACGTGATGTACACGCTCGTATACGTATAACCAATATAGACCAGGGTAGACCTTCTGCCGCTTTAAAACCAGCCGGTGGTACTCCTTATACCACAATATATGACGAGGTGGGTAAATACCCATTTTTAGCTCCATATGAAGCCGGTCTTCCTTCTCATATGCAAAACGGTAGGATAAGGGGTTACATCTTTGCGATGGGAACAGGGGGTAATGTAGAGAAATCCCAGGACGCTCAAAAGGTAATGAATGACCCAGAAAGGTATAGTTTTATGGTTTTTGATTATGATATACTAAATAAAAAATGCATAAAACCAACATGGAGAATATCTGCAAAAACAGCTTGCTTTGCTCCAGGTCAAATGTCTCATGCTTTTGAAAAAGATAAAACAACATTGGATAAGTATCTTAATATAGAGAAAGCTCCTGGTTTAAAAAAAATACCTATTAGTGTAACTAATTTTGAAAGAAGTACAGAAAGTATAGACAAGAAATTAGAGAGTTTAGCTAAGGGGGATAAATCTTCTTATGTTCAATATAAGATGGCTTATCCTAAAAGCGTGGATGACTGTTTCTTGAATGCTAATGTAAACCGTTTCCCTGTGGAGGATGCTCTTATACACAAGAGCAGATTACTTGAAGAGGGAAGACCTGGTAAATTAGTTGATATATATCAAATAGAAAATAAAAAAATTGGATATAGATTTAGTGAAAAGGTATTAGCTCCTTATCCATTTCAAGGAGGTAATATAGATGCCCCTGTTATTATATATGAAGATCCACCAGAAGAAGGAGGTTTATTTGACTATACTTATGTTAGTGGATGTCTTTTGCCGGGAACTCCTATATTAACTACTAGGGGATGGATTAATATAGAAGATGTACGATCGGATGAATATGTAATTAGCAAGGATGGAGATGTTGTTAAGTTGCTTCATCTTATGACGTTTTACAAAGAAGATGATGATGTGTATGATGTAAAAATGTCTCATTCTTGTAGAATATTGAATTTGACGCACGAGCATCCATTATATGTAAGTGAAAAACCAGAAGGAAATTTAGATTATTGTAAGATTAGTGATATAAAAGTTGGTTGTTGGACCAAATATCCTAATGTTTATATTAAAGAAAAAGAGATTGTTTCAGAAAATAAAATAAATGGTATAGAGTTTAATAATGATATATGGTGGCTTGTAGGATTATGGCTTGGTGATGGATCTTTTTGTTATAAAAGTTCTTGTATTACTATAAACAGGAATGAACCAAACATAATGAATAGAGTTATTTATATTATAAAAAATATTCTTAAATGTGAATACAATATTTGTAATAATGGATCATGTGTTAATGTTTATATAATTAAATCTCCATTTAATTCTTGGCTTGAAAATAATTTTGGTAAACATAGTGATGGTAAATTGATACCAGAATGGGTGAAGTATACAAATTTGGTATATAAATCATCTTTAATTCATGGATATTTGGAATCTGATGGTAGTGTATATAAACATACTAAGGGATATGTTTATACTGAATTTACAAGTATCAATTTATCTCTTCTAGAGGGAATACAGGATATTCTTTTTTCTTTAGGTATAATTGGATCTATATCTGAATTGAGGCATTCTGGCATTATGAATATCCAGGGTAGGAATGTTAATACAAAAAAATTCTATCATATAAGAATAGGTAATTCTCATAGTTTGAAATTAGCTAAAATAATATCTGAGAATGATATTAGCGATTTTGATGACAGAAAAATAAATATAGCTTTATCTGCTCCTTTTACTAAAAAGAAAAGAGATGGAATTTTTTTCACTGATGATTTAAAGTATATTTATATAAAGATTAAAGATATATCAAAAAGAAAGTATACCGGCTATGTTTATAATCTTTGTGATGAAACTCATAATTATTTATTAAGATGCTGTGTATCAAAGAATTGTGACCCTTACAAACAGGATAAATCAGGAACAAGTTCTTTAGGGGCATTATATATATTAAAACGTCATGTAAGAATAAATGATCCTTTTGCTTATAAAATAGTGGCATCAGTAGTATCCAGACCTCCCAAAATAGATGATTTTTGTCGTACTTGTGAGATATTAATAGAAGCATATGGGGCGAAGTGCTTGATGGAAAATGCCGACACTATGTTCCAGACGTACCTTTCCCGCAGGAACAAACAGTTTGTTCTTCTGGAAGAAGGAGAGGCTGTAGCTAATAAGTTGGTTAATACTAAAGCAAGACAAAATAATAAGCTTGGGTTAGCTCCTACTGTTCCTAATCAGAGAATGCTTTATAATTTAATTATACAATATTGCTGGGAAGATGTAACGATAGGATATGATGATGATGGAAATGAAATAAAGCAAAAAGGTATTTACCGTATTCCTGACATAGAGTTATTAGATGAAATAATAGCATTTGGACCTGGAGTAAATACAGACCGTATAATAGCCTTTGCTCATGCTCTTGCTTTAGCTCAATATTATGATGATATGAATTATATGCCAAAGAGCACTACAGAAAAGATGAATGAAGAAAAAAGGGAAAAAATTAGAAGGTATCAGGTTAGAGGATTTACAACAGTAAGACATAATCCATTCAAAATTCGTGGTTTAAAATAAAATTGTTATTTTTGTAAAAAGATTGTTATGGATTATTTCAATAGAAATCAGGCGTGGCCAGCCACAGGTGTATTTTCCGGTTTACCAGTTCAAGCTATTCCTACCAATAGAAAGAATAAGGAATGGTTTCATGCTACTATGGATGCATTGGAGCATATTGGATTAAAGCAATTGGGAGAAAATAAAAAATACATGGACTTTTATCGAATGAAAGATGGCAAACTATCTTTCTTGGAATTAAAAGATATGTTGCCTTATTTAAAGGAAGTCCATGATTTAAGGAAGGATGTTGCTATACCTTCTTTTTTGAAGCATTATGATATTATAGGTACGATAATAAATGCTTTTGTTGGATGGCTAGGAAATATGTCTGACAAATATAATGTTGTTGGATTAGATGAAACAGAAATAAACCAATGGACGGAAACCAAGGAAGGTCTTCTTCATAATTATATAAGAGAGTCTTTAGATCAAATGTTAAAACAAAGATTGTTAGAAGCAGGTATAGATCCTGATTTTAACAATCTAGGAACAGAAGAAGAGAAACAACAATATATAGATCAGATAAATCAGATAAAGATATCTATGACTCCTCCTGAGATAGAGAATTTCATGAATACAAAATGGAAATCTGAACAAGTTAGATGGGCTGGATATACTCTTGAGGCTGATAGAGGTCGTTTCTATATGGATGAAATAGACCAAGAAAATTTTATAGATTTTCTTCTTACTGGTAAATGTTTTAGAAATTTCCATGTTGGTTATGATTATTATAAACCTGAAAGATGGTCTCCTCTAAACACTTTTTATTCTCAAACGTTAGATAGCAAATATCCTCAATATGGAGAATATATTGGTAGAGTTCATTATTATACTGCTACTGATATTATAACCAGATGGGGGCATCTGTTAACGGACAAAGATAAGCAATCATTAATAGGTGGAACAACTGAGTATATGGGATTGGATGGTAATAATCAGTCTGGATCTTATACTAGTTTGACTAAAGCCGCGAGCGTTGGAATGATGTATCAAAACCAGGTTATACCTTGGAAAGGATATAAAGATTATGCTTCTATAAAGGCTTTCGAGGATTACACCGGTATTCCTCAGGGTGTTTATACTACTTATGATGAGAATGGTAATGAGTATAAAAAAGAAAGATTTTTGCCTAATTTTGAATATGGTAATTATAGAAATAACGCCCAAAGTTTAACAGATGATCCTGTAAGATCGGATTTATATCAAGTAACAGAATCTTATTGGGTTTCTCCACAAAGAGTATTTTTTGTTACATATGAATCAGAAACAGGATTAGTATCACAAGAAATAGTAACAGATGAGCTTCTTCAAGATTTTTTACAACAAAATGGTATAAAAAAGATAACTCGTACTATGAGTGAAGGGGTTAAAAATCCTGAGGTAAATACTTATTTTGTTGATTATCTTCCACAGGTAAGATATGGGGTTAAAATATCAGGAGGAGGATTATATGAAAAACCTATGTATCTTGATGGTAAACCAATAGATCATCAGATAAAAGGTGATAGTAATATATATGATTTTGTTTTGCCGGTAGCCGGGTATGTTGGTTCTTCTTTGGCAGCTAGAATACAGCCATATCAGATACTTTACAATTATGCTATTAATCAAATGAACAACATATTAGAAAAGGAGATTGGTAGATTCTTCTTAACTGATATGAATTTGGTTCCAAGCGAATATAAAAATCTGGGTGAGGATGTCGGAGATGTGTGGGCTAATCTGATGGATGCAGCTAAAGCTACTGGGGCATTAACTCTAGACACATCTAAACAAAATACAGCTTCCGGTGTACCTTTTAATCAGTTTTCTGTTTATGATTTATCTCAGACCGAACAGATAAAATCAAGAATGGAATTATCCGAGTGGGCTAGATTTAAATGCTTGGAGATGATAGGTATAACTCCACAGGTAATGAATGGTCCTAATAGATATGAAACAGCATCAGGAACTCAGCAGGGTGTTACTGCGTCTATGTTACAGACTCAAATATATTTTGATAATTTTGAGTATTTCAAAAGAAGGGCATTAGATTTACATTTAGCAGTAGCACAGCAATGTCAGTCGGATGGTAAGGATATTTCTGTAATGTATACCAAGAGTGATTTAACTAGGGCTTTTTTAACGATAGGAACTGACGGTCTTAGTATGAGGCACCTAGGAGTACAGGCTATTTCCAATTCAAAGAAAAGAGAGGAGTTAGAGCGATTTAAAGCTTATATGCTTCAATTGAATACCGCTGGAGGAGACATATATGATTTAGCATCTATATTTACTGCTGATTCTATGGTTGAACTCATCCAGGTAGCCAGAAACTCACGTAAGAGAGCAGATCAATTATCTAATCAGCAGCAGCAACAACAAATGCAACTTAGTCAGCAACAAATAGAAGCTGATGCTAAAGCAGAAGAGAGAAGATATCAGCACGAAAAAGAGATAGAGAGTATGAAGGGTCAGTACCGCCTATTAGAAGAAAAGGTACAGGCGGCAGGTAGAGCGGCAGACGCCAAGGCTGATCCAGCCTCCCTTAATTATCTGGCTGATGTATCCAGACAGGCTTTAGAGGAAGCAGGAATGGAACAAGAAAACTTTCTTGAGAATAGAAAGTTAGATATAAAGTCCAAAGAAATTGATGAAAAGACTAAAATTGAATTACAAAAATTGTCTTTAAAAGCTCAAGAAATAAAGCAAAGACAAGAGTCTGATAAAACGAAAAAGTATGTTGCCGGTATAAACAAGAACTAGAAATTAAATAATCATGAATATACATTCATAAAAAACAAATGTACATTCGTGATTATTTAATGCATATTCATAAAAGTTCAATAATTAATGTACTTTAAACGTTAATTATATTATTATATAAGTGTAGATAGTTTGTTTAATTTTGTAATACAGGAATAAAAAAGGGAAATATGGAAAAAAATGGAATAGTAGATGCAGGATCTATGTTTACAGTAGATCCGGAATTTGGAGGATTCAGTAGAGAAGAAGATATAATTTCTTTTGATAAAAAAGAAAAAAATGTAGTTGATGATAATAGTGTTGTTGATGATCCTAGTAAGAATGATATAAATAAAGAAGGTGATAATAATGTTGATGATAATGTTAACACCAAAGAAGGATCACAAGATGATGTAAATAAAGAAGGTTTAGTTGATGATCTTCTTAAAAAAAATACCATTAACTACAGAAGTATAGTAGATACTCTTAATAATAAGGGTGTTATTGATTTGACAAATTCTGTTTTCACCAATGAGGAAGGGGAAGAATTAACTATAGATAGCATAGATCTTAGTAACGAAGATAACTTCTGTGATTTTATTGCTACTATAATAAATAGTCAGAAAGAAGAATTGATGCAAGATAAAATTGATGTAAATTCTATTTCTGATTTTACAAAAAAGTTAATTGAAGCAGAAAAGTCGGGCGCTAATATATTGGATATTCTCAAAGAATACGATAGAACAAGTGCTCCTGTGGAAAAATGGGATGTTGATAACAAGAGTGATCAATTAAAGATTATTCGTCATTATGTAAGTTTACTCGATCTTCCGAAAGAAGATGCTGATGAGTATTATAATAGTATTATTTCTAAGGGTGATGATTTCATAGAAGCTAGAGCTATGAAGTATAAATCTGAATTAAAGAAACGCATGGATACTATTATAGAAGATCGAAGAAGAAAAGCTGAAGAGAAAAAGGCTAAAGATCTAGAAGATCTTAAGAAAATGAAGAAAGAGCTTAGAACAAGTCTTTCTCAGAAGTATCAGTTAAACGATAATATGTTGAACAAGGCTTTAAATTTAAGATTTTCTACTTCTGACAAAGAGCCTGGTGTTCCTTTGGTAATAGAAAAGACGAGACAAATGTTGATGAATCCTGAGGAGGCTCCTGATTTGATTATGTTTTTAATGAATCCAGAAGAATTCATTAAACAGAAATCAATAAAAAAAGTAAGAGACGAAAAAATAAAAACCTATAAAATGGTTACAACATCTAATAAAAATAGGAATGTTTCTCCTATTGATAATAAGGGTAACGAAAAAACGGGTATTAAAATTGATGAGATAGAATTAACAAATGATTTAATATAAAAATAGAGATTCATGGCAAACGCATTTTATAGTAAAAATTTTCCTGCCACCGCTAATGGTGATACGGTTATTGCTTATACTAGTGCTAAAACTGTACGTTCTAGTCTAGTTGAACACGATCTTTCTTCTTTGGAAGAATGGTATTTTGAAGATCCAGATAAAAACCATTTAGGTCTTCTCCAGTTATTTGCAAACATATCGAATTATCCTCTTCCTATGTATTTGGGAATGATTAAACGTGATGCTACTATTACAGTAAATGGCGCCGATGGTACTTTCCGTTACGATCTTCCTATTACAGAGACATACGAAGTTGTTACTGTGGAAGATACTTCTATGAAGTATTCTAAACCTGGTATTGATGAAAGTTTGTTTGAAATTGTACTTAATGCCGAGTTTACCCAAAACGATATTCTTACATACGATGTCACAAAAGGATGTTTCTTGATTATCACAAACGATCGTCCTCCTCGTCAAGAAGGTGGAAACGCTTGGAGATATTGGTGTAAACTGTGGTCTAGAAGCCGCGTTAAATACTTCCCGAAAGATAAACTTCGTTCTGGTATTAAATACTTTAAAGTAACAGATGCTTTGGGTGAATTTAGTACAGAATTCAGTAAAGTAGGTGGAGCATCCAAAGCGGGTACAATGACATGCGAGTTCCAGTTGGCTGGACACCGTGGTGTTGAAGGAGAATCTACCATGTATGCTGGTATGAAGAGCTTCGGATGGGCAGATAAAGGGACTAAGGACTTTATTGATAAAGCCTACGCTAGAGTAAAAACAATAAGCGATTACACTGGTCAAGATGCCAGTTATGCGATTATAGGTTCTCGTCTCCCTGATGGTACTATTAATCCTTCTACAGCTAGAGTTGCTCAAACAGTATCTTTGTTTTGTTTGGCTGAACTTGCTAAAATGGAAGCATATGAACTTATGTTCATGGAAGGAGGTAGAATAAAAGGTAGAAACGGCGTTATAATGAAAAACGAAGGTTTGTATCCTCAGCTTCGTAGGGGATTCACCATCGGTTATGCTCGACCAGGCGGTATCCGAAGAGATCACTTCATGGCTGCTGCTGACTACATTTTCCGTGGCCGTACAGATCTTCCTATTGATCAGCGTATAATGAAGTTTAAAGTAGGTGCCAAGGCTTACGAAAATATCATGGAAATATTCCGTGATGAATTTAACGCTCAATTATCTAATCTTCAATATTTATTGGGTAATGACAGAATAATTCAAAACCCAGTAAGTGGACCTAACAATGCTCTTGAGCTTGGTATTGTTCAGATTCGTTCGGTTATTTTGCCTGGTATAGGTAAGGTAATTATAGAGCACGAGCCTTCTTTGGATTATGTAGAAATGGTGGATAGAGGTTCTTTGATTAATGGAATAACTCCTATTACATCATATTCTTGTATCATGGAGGATTTAACTCAAACAGAGTGGTCTAACGCTTATGCCGGTATTCCTAATACCGCTGAGGCTCGTATAGGTAACATAAATAACAATGTATTCTATGTTAAACCTGATGGAGGATCAATGTGGTGGGGTTACGAACAAGGAAGATGGTCATCTCGTGTTCCTAGTGGATCAGAAATTATTTCAAGTCATCCTCGTATGGCAGAACAATTCTGGTGTCACTCAATTTCGGCATGCTGGGTTAAAGACCTTAGTAAATTCGTAACAATTGAATTACTGCCTAATTCTATATAATAATATATTTTGGTTCATACTAGATAACCGGGGCTAGTCCCCGGTATCTTAATTTTAGGATATAAAAAGGGAAAAAAATGGGAAGAAACAAAAAGAAAGTAGTACTTGATGGTACTCCAAAGCGATTGCTGGCTGTTGTCAGTGGAATGAATATTTATTCTGATTCAGTTTATGTTATAACAGGTAAGTCAGATAAAACTGCTCCTGATGGATTTCAGGAAAAAGGTATATCAAAGGCACCTTTTATAGGTAATAAAAGTGTAGTACCTTGTTCTTATGATACAAACGCTGGAGTTTATGACACTGGGTTTTTTAAAAGTTCTACTTGTTACAGAGGATGGGGAGAAGAAGAGAAAAGCTTGGAAATAGAACGCAGAATCAGTAACATCAAATATCCATATGAAGAAGCTACTGGAAAGGATTTATCTCAAAATAATTATGGTTTTTGGGATGCTGTTACAGTAGACAATTATGATGGCCGTTTGTTTTACACGAATGACATAGTTGATTTATTTGATTTATATGTATCTCTTCAATCAAAAATGTTAACACCTAAGGATGATGATGGTAATCCTGATTTTAAGGAATCCATGTATTGTGTAGAGGATAAAACTACTGCCGTTGATATTAAGAAACAGCGTCAGTTGGATAAGACTGAAATTGTATATCAATTTATGTCTATGCTTAGGGGTACTTCGGAAGAAAAATCCAATATCAAAGATTTGCTTATGTATTTGGATATTATTCCTAATGTGAATATAGATGATTCTATGGTTCAATATTCATTCACAAATTGGATGGAGCAAAAGAACACCAATATAGATGATTATAAGGATGCTTATAGTAGACTTATATCTACTGATCAAAGTTCCAAAGGAATACAAACTATAGCCTTCCATAGAATTATAAAAGAATTAGCTTATTCTGATATAATAAAATTAGAAAGCAACGGTATTATGTTTGACAACACTCCTATTGGTCCCGATTATAAAACCGCTGCTATAAATATTGTGGAAGATAAATCTTTGCTGGATGTTAAATCTTTATTGCTTGAAGCATATAACAATATGAAAACAAAACAAGAAAAGATTGCTAACGGAGTTAATGTTTAATAAGCTATGAGAATAATTGATTGCTATCTTAGGGCTTTGCAAAAAGCGGAAGAGAATGCAACCAATGGCGGAATAAAATTAGACAAGGCGAGATTTGTTCAGTTATTTAACGAAGAACAAAATCGCCTTGTTCTTTATTTGCTTGATAAAAGAAATGAAGACGATATCCGCTATTTACAAAAATTGGTTGTTTACTCTAAGGACATAAGTAAAAATAGATCAATAGAAAATCAGATAAGTGATTTATTTTCTTTACCATCTGATTATTTTGATTTTATTAATGTATCCGGGGTATTCTCTAGAGGTGAATGTTCTGCCTCTGACTTCAATCTATGGGAAGCAAAGAATGAGAATGTCAATGAATTGTTGGCAGACGAATTCAATAAACCTTCTTATGATTACAGAGATTGTTTTTACACAATAGGAGAAGAAGGAATAAGAGTATATAAAGGTGATTTCAATGTAGATAAGTTGTTTTTATCTTATTATAGGTATCCTAATCCGGTAGATATATCCGGTTATATAAAATCGGATAATTCTTCTTCAACAGATGTAGATCCAGAATTAGATGATAAGTTGGTTGATATTATATTAAATATGGTGGAAAAACAATTTGCTTTAAATGAAAGTGAATATAATAGATATCAGATTGATTCTGATAACGTGAGATCACCTCTTTGATTAAATATTTATGAATCTTCATTAAAGATTAATTAATATCAAATGATTTTGGCTACTATATTAATAGTAGGTATTTTTGAGTATTGGATGATTATTAATTTAAAAACGTATTTATATGGCAATTCACAAACCGTATGATCGGTACATAATTTGTCCTCCTCATGCTAAATTAGCAGATGTTGATTCTTTGCTTTTGCAAGAAGGTCAGATTGCTATTTATGACATAGAAGGTGAGCAGACGGATAATGGCTTAAAAGCTATTACTAATTTCAAAGGTCGTAAAAAAGACGAACAGCGTTATCAGATTCGTATTGGGCGTAACGAAATGGTTAAGTCTCGTGTTTCTGATGATAAGTCTTACTCTACGCCTACTTTTGCTATTGATGAGATCATAGATGTTTATGCATCTGCTCCTAAAGAAAAAGAAATAAAAGTAGATGAAGTTATATTTGGATATAACGGAATTGATGATGGTACAGAAATAAAGGCTCGTAAAGGGGATCGTATACCAGTTCATATTCAATTAACTGGTCGTTTATTCGAGCTTAGAGGGTATCCTAAAGGAGAACTCAATATAGATGATTATATCGTATTTGACGCTTGCCCGGGATCTCCTGATATGTGCACAGAATGCGATCCATGTGAAGAGGTAGATATTTTGGCTGGTGTTCTTGATTTTATCAAGAGAGTAAAAGAACAACCAGTAGCAGGAGGAGGTAAAGTAGGTGATTATATTGAAATAAAGCCTATTCACTCTTGTGACAACAATCCCGAAAAACAACCAGTTGAAATTCCTATGAATTTCTATTGCATAGAAATGTGTGATACTGGTGATGCTTATGCTCTTACTCAGTTAAAAGCCGCTTATCCAGGATTGGATATAAAGAGAGTGGGTCGCAATCTTTCTACTACTAAATATCAGGTAATGAAGCAAGGTGCTAAACCAGCTAATTACACTCAACGTCTTTCTTCTATCATGAAGGGATGTGAAGATTGTCCTGAAGGTTATACTGAAGTAGAAGGTGGTATTATATATGCTGTAACATTAGAAGATGAAGGTATTGATCAATCAACTGTTGTTGAATCGTTGGAAGGAGCAGTTGCTGGTACAGCAATTAAAGCTGACGGACAAAACGATGGTATTGGATTGTATACTGTTGCCGTTTCTAAGAAGTTGACAAATAAACAGATAGAATCTTTTGTTGAAGCCAATCCTACTGCTAAAGTAACTTATGTAGCCACAACCAAAGACATGTGTAGTAATCCTGCTGTATCTACAGTTGCTTGGACGGCTTGTGGATCATGCATGATTTCTAAAGAAGCATATTCTATAACGCTGCCAGATGACGAATGCGGCAATTCGGCAAAAGAAGAATTACAAGAAGCATTCCCTTATTTGACAATAGAGGATTACGGTGCACCCGGAGGATGTCAGCATAAATTTAAAACTACTGTTATTACCAACATGGTTTGCGAAGAGTGTGATCCTATATTTAGAGATTTCTATGTTTCTAAGGCTCCAGAGTCTTATCGTGATCGTAATTGGAAGCGCCTAGGAGCAGTAGCAGGAGACAACACGATTATCGCTGATCCGCTGCCCAAGAACTGTAAGGTAGGCGTTTTGTTCCGTGGAATTGACTACATGATTTCTCCTAGCGATTGTCTGATTGATGATATAGCATTCGAAGAAGGTTCTGTAAGAATTGCTGTTCAAGGAGGTTATCCTGACGAACAACGAGAAGCTATCAGTACATACTATAATCCTATCCATACAGAATATAAATCCCATTGGGCACCAAGAACTCATTTGGGTGCAGACCTGATAGGAAAGGAACGTGAATCTCGTATGTATTTCGATTTCCGTCATACACATCAAAATGTAATGGAGAGAATGTTCACGAATGAAGAAACTCGCTTGGTGCTGTTGCAGCAATATGCAGATTTCTCTTTCACTATTGATCCTGCTCGTTACTCCAATGGTTTTGGAAGAACAATAAGAGATCATATAACATTCCACTTCTATGTTCCTTATGGAGCACATGAGGGTATCCAGGAATTAATGGATATGTTGGCTGCATCGGCAAACATTAAGCCATGTAAAATTTAATTCCTTTTTTCCTATATATCCCACGGGGACGAGGTAGATCCTCGCCCCCGTTTTTTGTTATGTAGGTATAAGATGTTATCTTTGAAAATATAAATAATTAAAAACTTGATAATGTGAATGCAGTATCTGAAATAGTTAAAGGTTTTAGGGAATTTGGTTCTAGGATTGTTGAATCTATTGGAAAATTAGGTTCTTATGCTCCTATAGACGACAGCAAATCTGGTATAAAAATAGGAGATAAAGAATATAATGTAGTTGTTTCCCTAAATGGTTGTTATTGGTATATAGACGAAGAGGGTAAAAAGAACTCTATCAATAAAATACCAAGCAATGTGGAATGGGAGTGGGTTAATATAGCTGAAAAGGTTATAAAAGACTTTAGAACATGTTATCGTACTTTAGGAGGAAAAGTAGAGGTGTGGAGTTGGTATTTACTAAATGACCAAATGGAAACTCTTAAAGAGCAGCATAGGATTACAGATAGTACGGATATGGACAATCCGATAGGTACTTTATTGACTAAAATACCTAATGATTGGGTTATGATAGACTGTGATCTACCTGATATGACAGAAAGAGATGTAACATTTATAAATAGGTGTTACAAAACTCCAGATGGCAAGGTTGAGATAGAAGGTCTTGAAGCTATAGATGATAGATTGAATGTAAGAGAGTCTATATATACTGTAATACAATCCACGGATGATAACTTCCCTGATGGGTATACGTTTAATATTATCCCAGGAAATTGGACAAGAATGGTATGTGATTTTCCTGATATGACAGAAAGAGATGTAACATATGTTCTTGAATGTTATTCTACTGCTAAAGGAAAGGTTCAGGTGGAAGGACTTAGGGCTATAGATAATATATTGGGAGTAAGAGATTCTATTTTTACTGTAGTTCAGACAACTGATCCTGATATACCTGTAGGAACTTCTGTTGAAAATATACCAGAAGATTGGGTGAGAATGATATGCGATTTTCCAGATATGACAGATAGAGAAATAGTTCATATAGATGAATGTTATTCTACCGGTAATGGAAAGGTTAATATAAATGGGTATCAATCACTAGATGCTATTCTTGGAGTAAGAGAGCAATATTATTATATAGCTAAAACTACGGACCCTAATTATCCTCAATGGGACAGAATAGAGCGTATTCCAAATGATTGGATTAAAACAGAATGTGATTTCCCAGATATGACACAAAGGCATATTATTAATATCAATGAATGTTATGCCACTCCTGGGGGAAAGGTTCACATGGGAGGATACAGAGCCGTAGACAGCGTGCTTGGGCTGAGAGCGGAGTTCCTGTTTGTCATGGAAACAACCGATCCGGATATTCCAAGAGGTGAAACCATGACTTCTATTCCAGATAATTGGAATAAAATAGTATGTGATTTTGCGGATGCTACTACTGCTGATACAGAAATAGTAGAAAACTGTTATAAAACTTTAGATGGAAAGATAAAGTTAAGAACTTATTTGACGCTAGATGGATATGGTCATTTGAGAGAATCTAGGAATATAGTTCTTAAATCTACTGATCCAGCTTATAATATAGGAGCCGAAATAGTAGATATTCCTACATCTTGGTTAAATGCAGAATGTGATTTTCCTGATGCATCCACAAGTGATTCTGAGGTCGTAGACAATTGTTATCAAACAAATAACGGAAAAGTAGAGGTAAGAACCTTTATGCAGATAGACGGATATGGTAGTGTCCGTTCTTCTAAAAGTGTTGTTCTTAAATCTACTGACATGATTTTCCCTATTGGTTATGAGATAAAATCCATACCATCTTATTTTAAGATGATAGAGTGTGATTTCTATTCCAAAACAGAAAGACATATTATAGGTGTGAAAGAATGCTACAACAGCGATAACGGGAAAGTATATGTGGAGGGCTATAAGGTTATGGATAACGAATTAAACGTAGGAAGTACTAGTCTTACAGTATTGGAAAGTACGGTGTCTACCGTGCCAGTAGGTACAATTTGGAGAGAAGTTCCCGAAGGTTTTGTTAAAGTTTCATGTAACTGTAATGGGTTTGAATAATAACCTCAAATAATATATAAGATATTGAAATTAATTCAATATCTTATATATATCCATACGGGATCAGGTTATTAGCCTAAGTCTTGAAATAAAGACTACGTTATTAGAGAATGATATAGTTACCTACGGATATTTATCCAAGTCTGTAGCTCTAAGGTAAGTGATTAAGCGTTGTTTGTATTTGGGACACAGTGTTGCTTATAAAAACCTCTAATAACATTGGCGATGGGTATATTACAGAGTAAAATATCTCTGATTTATGTTGAATAAACATTTTAATGGTTTGTAATAAATGGTATACGTACAGAACATAAAAGGTAAACCTATGATGCCTACGACAAGACACGGAAAGGTTAGACGGCTGCTTAAATCAAAGAAAGCGGTTGTCGTAAACCTATGTCCTTTTACCATCCGTTTGATGTACGAAACAAATAATTACAAACAAGAAATTGTATTAGGCGTTGACGCAGGAACTAAACACATTGGTTTATCAGCTACAACGAAAAGCAAGGAACTTTACGCAAGTGAAGTTATTCTAAGAAGTGATATAACAGACCTTTTAGCAACAAGGCGTGAGTTAAGAAGTACAAGAAGGAGTAGGTTGAGATATAGAAAACCTAGATTTAATAATCGTATAAAATCAAAGAAAGAAGGATGGATATCTCCATCTGTATCCTATAAGGTAAATGCTCATATACGTGTTATTAATCAAGTTTATTCTATTTTACCTATTTCTAAGATCATCATAGAAGTAGCTCAATTTGATACACAGAGAATCAAAAATACTGATATATCGGGAAAAGATTATCAAAGTGGAGATCAATTTGGATTTTGGAATGTACGCGAATATGTTCTTTACCGTGATGGTCATAAATGCCAGCATTGTAAAGGAAAATCAAAAGATGATATTCTTAACATTCATCACATAGAGTCAAGGAAAACAGGTGGTAATTCTCCGTCTAATTTGATAACTTTATGTGAAACTTGCCACAAAGAGTATCATAAAGGCAATATAGATTTAAAAATCAAACGTGGTAAATCTCTTCGTGATGCCGCTGTTATGGGCATAATGAAATGGAGGTTATTTAACGAATTAAAATCCATTTATCATAATGTTGATATGACATTCGGTTATATTACAAAATACAATAGGATTCATAACGGAATAGAGAAATCACATGTTTCTGATGCTTTTGTGATATCTAAAAACTTTCTTGCTAAAAGACTTGGGTTTTATTATAAAATGAAATTAGTTAGAAGACATAATCGCCAGATACATAAGATGAAAATACAGAAAGGAGGCAAAAAGAAATTAAATCAAGCTCCTTTCAAAGTATTTGGATTTAGGTTATTTGATAAGGTTATGTATAAAAACGATTGTTATTTCATATATGGTAGAAGGGTAAGAGGTTGTTTTAACATTCGTGATATAGATGGTAAAAATACCAAAGATGTATCATATAATAAATTGAGATACATCGGTCATGGATTAAATAGTATAGTAATTGATTGTAATCATATATGAATAGTATGTATTATAATGTTATTTATTAATTTAAATATTTTATTGTATGGATGGATGTAGAAAATATTATATAATAGACATTATTATAGATGGTAATGTTATCAGAAAGGGTAAATACACAAAAGTATTTACCCCGGTAAGTTATTATTGGTTAGATTACAATGAGCATGAAGTAATTAATCAAGATGAGATAAATAGATTAGATGCTGCTGCAACAGAAGATAATGAAGTTTCAAATATATATGAGAATTATTATCATTTCATGTCTTCTGTAAATGTATCTAATACTATAAAATCCATTCCTATGGATAAACATGTTATATTGGTTGATTGGTCTCCATCTGGGGACCATGAAGTCATAGGCATGAAATATAATGTAGGTATTGAAGGAGATAGTTATTTAATATATATATCCAACGTAGGGGACAAAAGTTCTACTGTTTATCTTCCTCAAACGGAAGAAGGAGGAAAGAACGCTTATGACGTTGAATATGCTATACCCAATATCTATGTAGGTGGTTCTTTTGTTAATATAGCTACTAAGAGTACAGAATCCATAAGGGTTACATTCAGAAACAACACATGGTATTGGGAGGTTATGTCCGACAATCAGAGCAAAGAATCGGTTGTTACTATAGGTTCTGCTGACTTCCTTGTTTTTAGATACCTGTGGGAGGCATCCGCTGGGACCGACCTTGACACAGCCACCGAGCTATTGAATTCTGGAATACCGAATGCCGACAATCTGGCTGTAGGATGGAATTGTCCAGGTAATAGTAATTCTACTGTTACAGGATTAATGAAATGGGGAGGAGACAATAGAGGATCAGGTCAAGAATGTGTATATATATCAGTAAAAGACCTTAGGGATAAATATCTTGATATTCTACCTGCTGTTACTGATTTCATGACATACGCCACATGGTTTGCATCAAAAGGAACTGGTGAGGCGTCTTTTAACTTAATAGCATACAAGGGAGGAGAAATGTCCCAAAGTGGATATAACTTTATCAATACCGGAGGAGAAGAAGTATATAATAAAATCCACTTTTTTGATGTAAATACCATACGAGGTATGTTGGATTATAAAAACAATTACACTCCCGTTACTAAGATTAGCTACAACAAAGATTCTAATTCAGTATCTATGGCTGTAGGTGATACTGTTATAGACAATCAAGGTCAAATCAGCGAATTGTTTGATAGAGTTTCAGCATTGGAAGAATATGTAGATAGTCATAAGGTAGAAGTACAAACTATGAAGAATGATATCAGTACTAATGTTAATAGTATTTCTGATATTAATTCTATGCTTGGTGATTTAAGTTCCATATTAGACGAAATAAATGGGGAGGTAATATAATGGGAACTATAGCAGATAAATTAGAGAGAGTATTAAAAACTAAAAAAGATATACAGAGCGCCCTTGTAAAAAATGGCAAATATGTTCCTGATAAGCTTCCATTCAAGTATTATCCCTATCTTATAGATAATATGAACATAGATGGACTTGTTGGTATGTATTATGGCAAGGGATTAACAAACGAAGAGCTTTCCAAAGATCCTACATGGTATGATACTTCTGGCAATGGCAATGATTTTAAGTTTAAAAACCTTGCTTGGAAGTTAAACAGCGGGGCGGGAATATATGTATACGATTTTACACGTTGGAATTACAATATAGGAGGATTAACTTCTGTAGAAAGAACTGGTAGTAAAATACAATTTAAAGCTCCATCCAACGCTTTAACCGGAAATGTTTATGATGAAATAAGAAATATTGGATATAATTATAACTTTAAAATAAGAGTAACTGGATTAAAATTTGGAAATAAATTTTCTATTAGAAAAGGTGCATCTAGTATACTCATGAATATAACACAAGATGGTATATATCATGTAAATACTATAGTTGAAGAAGATTGGGATCAAAAAACATTATATATATTTATAAATAGCATTGGAGGTCCTGATGTTGATTTAATTGTAGAACAAATTCCAGATTACGAAGGAGCCATATGCTTCAATGGTATAGATGATTGTGCCGTCTGTGATAATTTTCCCATCCTTACAAAAGAAAAGGGGTATACGGTGATGGCGTTGAGAAAGTGGTTGACACCAGAAACAAAGACATCGAATGAGATTATCGTTTCTAATCTTTATAACTCTGATTGGTCATCTATTAATTTAGGAGCATTTAACTGTGAAGTAAAATACAATAATTTAAATCCTAAAATCATAAATGCTATATCTTATAGTTCTTCATCACGTATAAATATTGATGAAAATGATTTATTATTTTATCAAACTTCTAATAATTATAATGGCAATATTATAGAAGTAGGAAATAAAAGTCTAGGAGGTTCTTATTTGTTTGTAGGTTCTGGTTCTATGAGTACGTTCTATGCTAATTCGGCTATCTATGCCCTCTGTGTAATAGATCATGACACATCTGATGCAGAACGTCAGATAGTTATAAATAAATGGAAACAATATTATCCAGAACTATTCCCAGATCAAGCATGGACTGTAACAGGTAAAACCAACGAAGACGAAGATCGTGCTACAGTCAAGAACCTTACTGGCAATGGAAATGATTTGATGTTGAGTAATTTTGCGTTTGCAGGAGATAGTGGGTATGGATTGTATGGTACGAGTTTTGTTAATTCTTTTTGGATTAAAGATCTAAACCTATTGAATACTAATTCTTTCCATTTTACAATACCCTTAGGTATTAATTCTAGTTCTATTTTGCATACAGATATTAGAGGTAAAACTAGTAATATACCACCATTCAAAATTAACGTCAGTGGGTTAGGAAATATTCAGTTTTATTACTATTATGTAAGTAGTGATAATACTCGTTATGGATTTAGATTAAAGGATGGAGTAAATAATCTACCAGAATCATATATTGCAAATTTAGATATGGATGGATGGGTAGGATTTGGAGCCATATCTGGTATAAAACACGAAGTAACCATTGAGCAAATCCCCGACTACGAAGGATACTTGGTTACTGATGGAGTGGATGATAAGATACAAAGCAGTAGTTTTGAATTGGATAAGGATTGGACGATAATAGGTGACTGGATGTTATTGCAAGATATATATAAACCAGCAGGTATGGTTAAATCAGATATCTTATATGCATATAACAATGTTAATGGAATGGTGGTTTATTTAAAATCTAGTAATATTCCAAACAGTTTATCAGAAATCAAAAGTCTTTACGCTGTATGTTCTGATGGTAGAGTATATGATAATAACTGGAACGAACATCAATTAGCTATAGGTGAAGAATCTAAAAATATATCAAATTTAAGATTTGGCGTATCTGCGGATGGTACTAAATTCACCAAAACAGCATTTAAAAACTCAGCTATCTACAATGGCAAAGTCCTAACTAAAGACCAGTGCATCAAAGCATATAACTATTTACAAACCCTAAAAGAGAAGTAACGTGAAATATATTGTATTACCAGCAGAAATATTAATTGACATTCCACAAGAGGAATTAGATATACTAGGTCTATCACCTAGATATTCGGTAGATAAAAGTGAGGTTATTATGAAATTAGATAACTACAATAAACTGTTTCCATCTACTATGGATATAAGTGATGACAATGTAGATACTAATTATCCGTATCCTATCTATATTTCTGGATCACATGAATTTAATGAGTTAATGAAATCTAGTGATTGGAATGAAGAATAAATTAAATCATGGTTGTTTATTAATAGAGTTACATGATTTTTCTTTATTTTAGCGCTTAAAAGGAAATAACAAGTAAAAACAAAAATATTATGTCTTACAACAGTAAATATAAAGGAACTGAAGTAGATGCTTTATTGGATAAAGTCAATAGTGGCATTCCGCTAGCTACTGCCAGTGTAAATGGTGGTATCAAGATAGGTTATACACTGAATGGTAAAAATTATCCTATAGCTTTGGATGAAAATGGTAAAGCCTATGTTAATGTTCCTTGGTCTGATTTGGACACAAAGTACGATGTTGCTACTCAGACTTCCAATGGTTTGATGAGTTCGGTTGACAAAAAGAAGCTGGATGGTTTAAGTAATTATACTCTTCCTACCACAGCATCAGCAACATTGGGTGGTATAAAAGTGGGTTATGCAAATAATGGTAAGAACTATAAAATACAGGTAGACGCAAGTGGTAACGCATTTGTTAATGTGCCTTGGACCGATACCACATATGGTAAAGCTACAACCAGCACTGCTGGTCTCATGAGTTCTACTGATAAGGCAAAAATGGATATGTTACAGTCTTACACTACCGCTACTTCTGTGGCTAGTATTAACGCTAATTATCAGAAAGTAAAAGTAACATTAAGTTCAAATGGTACTTTAAGTATGAGTGCAACTGGTGCTTCTATGAACGGCAGAAGTGTTACAGCTTATATTTTAGCATCTGGAGCAAATAGAACAGTTACTATACCTACTTCTGGAAGCTATATATCCATGTGTGGTAGTAGTTTAACAATACCTTCTGGTAAATGGGCTGAACTCAATATGGAGTGTATAGATGGTATATGGCATATAGCTAAACTTGAACAAGAATAAATTTTGATAACATGAATACAATAAATTTTGATGAATATACTTTTTGGTATATTAATAGGGAAGTAACTGGTTTTTATGTAGGTTTGAATGAAGAGCTTGACCCGGAGAGTAATGTCATTGTAGATACCTATGAAAAGTATATCAATGATGATCCTTCTCCTTGGATTAAACTAAGCGAAGGTCAGATAGATTTCAAAAAGAATAATCCAAATGCTTCTATTAAAGAAGTTATTGATATGAAGTTGACTCCAATACCGGAGCCTACGCCAGAAGAGATTCTTCGCCAGGCTAAGGTGGATAAGGTTAATGAAATAGATAAATATGGATTTAAGCAGTATTACATTGATGGCAATAATGTATGGACTGAAAACAGAATATACATAAAGGATGCCTGCGGTCGCAAGGAGCAGGTGGAGTTATATGGGGTCACATACCCTTCTGCTGTTATGGAATACATCATGGATGACATGAGCAATTATAATGATATTTGTGAAGATAGGGTTCATTTATTGACAAACCAGGTAAACAATAGTGAAACAGTAGAAGAAGTTGAAGCAATAGAGGTTAATGGATTTCCTGAGATTATAAACACAACTCAGGATGTTATTGCAGCTAAGGTGAAAGCAAAAAATAGTGGATCAATAGAAACGCGAGTTGTTTCGTTTAGTCGTATGATGATAAATACTCCTACTATGGCAGCATATATTTCGCCTAACGATGCTTTGTCTGTTCAACAATTATATCCTATATGGGGAGAACAGTATGCTGAACTGGGTAAAATAGTATCTATAGGATTCAGGTTTAATTATCGTCCCAGCAAAGATGTTGAATATACGTTGTATGAAGTAATACAAGAACATGCGTTATCGGAAAACTGGAAGCCTGATACTGGTACAGAATCATTATATAAAGTAGTGCAGGAAGAACACGCCGGTACTTTAGAAGATCCTATACCTTGGAAATTAAACATGGTATTAGAAAACGGATTGTATTACACAGATAAGGGTGTGTTATATAAATGCATACGAGATTCAGGTCAGGGCATGAGTTTTGATTTGGCTGATCTGGTATCTGGAGGATACGTAGAATTAGTTGAATAACACATTGACATTTGAATAGGTGATCATATACAATTTTAAACTAAAGGTATAAAATTGTATACATTTATA